CCCGGTACTAATGAGTAGACTCGTCTCGTTTCGTGAAAAATATGTTTTTTTTTTGGTGGGAATCCAAAAAATAAAACCTTTTCAGAATTTTATTTTTTTCAAAAATCCAAACACTTTCTTTTTCTGTTTTTCTGGTCGCCGGATTGCCCCTTTAACCTATTTAAAGGGCGCCAACTCCCTGACACGCCTACCGCCACCCGGTACTACCGGGTGGACACGTCTCGTTTCGTCAAAAACATGTTTTTTTTGGGTGGGAATCCAAAAATTAAAACCTTTTCAGAATTTTATTTTTTTCAAAAATCCAAACACTTTCTATTCCAGTCATTTCCGTCGCCATTCCAGCTTCCTGACACGCCTATCTCTTCTCGTCTTCATCTCCTAACTGATTAATTGCCAACCAGTACTAATGGGTGGAAACGTTTCTTACTGTGAAAACCCAAAAAAAAAAAACCTTTCAGAATTTTATTTTCATGACAATCAACCCTTTAGCCTATATAAAGCGCGTCAGCCCAGGAACTTATAGAGCCAAAATATTTTTTAATCGATCATAAAAAGAATAATAAAAAAAAAAATAAAAAAATGACCATTTCTTATGATACTGAGCTTGCCGACTTTTTTGTAAAAAAAATGCAAGTCTTACTCCAACAACATTGTGGTCGTGAGTACAAACTCTCGTTGACCTCCCTTTTAACAGGATCCGATCCCAAATTTATGTTGTATTTGATGTATCATGATACAGAAGTGTCGCATATTGAATTGGAAATCGGTTTTGAGCCACTAATTTTTATGCATTCTAAAACGAAGAAAGAATACGAGGGAAAGCATTTCAACACGTTCCTTAGAGCAGTAATCATCATGGTTGCTTATTTGCTCCGCTTCTCTTATAATGGTGGTCGTTCTTTCAAAGAAAAGTATATCCAAATTGGATCCAATCCCTCGAATTGGGTTTCCGTTTGGCTCTTATATTCTTATTTTGGATTTTCTGTTGTTGATTATGAAAAGGATCTATGGGACAATATACTTCCAACACCTGTTCCCTCTCAAAAAAGTGATCGTGAACGTATCAAAACGAACCTGATAAAGTATTCTACTAAAGGTCTACCATGGCCTATGTGGACCCTGGACCTGAAAACATTGCCTTTCCAGAAATACTGTGAATTGTGTAAGACTCTTCTACAGCACATGGACTGCTAATTCAAAAAAAAATCGTCAATTTTTGATTACTACTCTTTCAATAAATCAAAAATGCCTCGACTATTCATTTTTACCACGGCCATTGTAGTGGGTCTTGTAGCCTCTTATCTTGGAACCCTACATTGTCATTTGAATATCACAAAATTAACAGATTCTTTAAATCCATCTCAACTTATGGTCTACCGAAATGCTCGACGACGCCGTTTGATTTATTTTATCGTGGGAATAATCCTCGCCATCATTGGAATGATATTATTTCTCTGTTTGTCATCAAGCCCTTTGTATCCTCGTATCATCAATGCATTGATAATATTATTATTGACACCTATGATTGTCTATACCCTTTTTCCAAAATCTCCGTATATGTTGGAACAAACCGATATCAATAATCAAGAAACTAAACATTGGTTTAGTGTGTATGTCTGTATGAAAAATGGTATGGTGTATGGATTTTGTGTGGGATTCATTGTCGCTCTACTCGTTTTGACCGTGGCACAACTTCTTATTGGACGATCTTGAAAAAAAATAAAAAAAAAGGCTTAAGTCTTTGCTTTTTTTTATGAAAAGAAACATTTGAAATTAACGATGCATTCTCTTATTGCCCCCGCGGATCGTGATCAGGAGAAGAAAAATACCACGTATGCCCCCAAGGCGGTGGAAGAGCCATTGAATACCGAGAAGCTCAAGGCTGCCATGGCGCTCATGTCCAAGGATATTACCTTTGCGCAGGTGGATCGTTATTATGCGGACCCCGCGCAGATGAATCAGAAGATTGCGTTGGTTTCATTTGTGCCCGCCTCGGGTGCCAAGCCCGACAAGGATAATATTTATGGGATGATGAAGGTGCGCGGGGTGTATGCGACCGAGGAGGAGGCGAATGAGAGGGCCGAGTTCTTGATCCGCAATGTGGATTCGTATCACGAGATCTATCATGCGTATGTGGGCAGGCCGTTTCCGGTGACGACGTCAGAGGGTTATGCGACGGAGATTAAGAAGATTGATATTCGTCAGAAGACGACGGATGTGATCAGCGATGATATTCTGAACAAGAAGCGTCAGGAGAGGGGTGAGGTGGAGGATATCAAGGATAGGGAGAAGAAGTTGCTGGATGAATCGAAGCGTGCCCAGGCGGGGGAGCCGATGGATATTTTCGAGGAGTATGTGACGGAGAATGTAAAGCGGGCGCAATTAGCGTGGACGTATCACGAGACCCTGGCAAAGATGAAGCAGATGAAGGAATCGTTCAACAAGGCGACGGAGCGGATCAGGGAGATCGATGAGAAGGAGCCAGAGTTTGTGAATCGTTATCGCGAGCGGTACATGGAGGCGAGACGCCAGTCGGGTATCCCGGACGACAACAGTTCATTCATTCAGTACCTGGGCTTGGATTTGTCGGCGGAGATTGAGGATGCGCCTAACAGCGCGCTGACCAGGGGTGTGTAATGAAAGAAGAAAAAGGAGTTTTTTTTTAAATAATGAATAAAATATAAAAATGCAACTATTGTATGGGATATTTTATTTATGGGGGATGGTAGTAAGGATCGTATTATCGTCGCCCTCCGCGTTGCGCGGTGACAAGCTCACGACAACAACAACAATAACGACAACAACAACGACCCCAGAATGGTATACTGATCATGGAAAGATCATGTTAAAAGAGCGCGGTACACGGGAAATTGCGTTGCGTGGCTTGACCTGGCCAGGATTGGACACGGACGCGTTGGCACCCTACGGGATGTGGAAACATTCGCAAGAATTCTTTTTGGACCAGTTGCGAGCACAAAAATTCAATGCCATCCGTGTGTTGTTTTCCGCGGAATGGGCCTATTATCATTGGGATGCCACGCCGAATCCATCCATGATTTATAATGATATCGAGGCGCGAAACAAGACGAGTCTGCAAATCCTCGATATGCTGATGGAAAAAACGCAAAGAAAAAATATTGTCATCATTCTGGCGATGGGCCGTCTGCACAAGGATTTCTTGACGGATATCTGGGTTCATTATCCCGAATATCCCCTCTCCGTCTTTATGGAATCATGGTTCCGTCTGCTGGATCGCTACCATCTTTGTCCCCATCTCATGGGGATCGATCTCTTTAATGAACCGCACGGTGTCGCCACCATGTCCGGAGATCCCGAGGACCCTTATGATTGGATAACCATGATTATCAATACCATTGAAGCTATCGAGACACGTTATCCTTCCAATTCTTGGCTCTATTTTGTCCAGGGGATACCGTGGGGAGCAGGATATAATACAACACTTGTCGACACACTTCTCCTCAAGCCGTACGCGAATCGCATCGTGTATACGCCACACATCATCGACCGTCAGGATCCGGATCTTTATCGGGTAAAGACGCCGGTACGTAAAATGTTTGATACTTGGGATCAGGAATTTGGTTTTGTCTCGGACCAATATCATCAAAAGGTCATGATTACAAGATGTAACAGCGTTTCTACGATCTGGACGGGTCTGTTGGGGGATTACGCTCTTCAGAACCAGATGACCAATATTTTTTTATGGGAATTGAGCACGGACCCGAACGAAGGCATCTTTCAAGAGGATTGGAACAATTTTCGTCCTGATCGAATCATGATTTTAGAAATGATCCAGCCCAATGTGACCCACGCTATTTTACAGAATCGTTGATTTTTTTTTCTCGTGCGTGTCCAGAAAAAAAAAACTTGAGAACGAGAATGAGGATCCAATACCTAACTCACCGTATCCACAATAATATTTATCTAACCCCGTCGCAGACCGCCTCGGCGCCCCAAGTGACTTTCAAACCTGATCGCTATCATTATTATTATACCCTGGTTCTTTTCGATCCCAATGCGGTGGGCGGAAACAGGATCCATTGGCTCGTCATCAATATCCCGGGCAATGATATCCATCAAGGAGAGGTCCTCTTTTCTTATGATGGCCCACATCCTCCGAAAGGCACGGGGATCCATCATTACTGTTTCCTATTGCTCCTACAATTGGCGGGTAGAATGATTCTACCACGACCACCGTTTTCCACAAGGTATCTATCCATGAAACAACTCTACGAGGCCTTACGAAGCCCCCTTTTTCTGGTGGATCGCCAATATTTTACGAGCTCGTATTCGTAACGGTTGTCTCCGTGATAACCGTTGCCGTAGCAACCGTAGCCGTAGCCATAGCCGTAGCCGATGAATCCGTGACAAGCGCGGTATCTATCGCCACAGGAGCAGGCGCAGGCGCTGACAACACTGCCGCAAAAGAATGCGGTGGACGAGAAGAAGTATGCACAAAGGCTCGCTTGGCATTCATCGTCTGATGCATGGCCAGATTTTGATTAAGCGTAAAACGCCGAATCATTTTGTAGAGATGAAGAGGCTCCTCACTGGCCATCATTTCCAACACCTTTTGAGAAAAGATGCGATGATTCTTCCGATCCAACAGATACCAATTATGGCATTTTTTCATCAACTGGAATTCCTCCTTGGGAAGCGTAATGAACTGATTCTTAATGTATCGATTCACATAAAAATGATAAATCATCCGTGAAATCTTGTGAATCGTATCTTCGAGCTGATCAAAAAGCTCCGCCGATTTGGGATAAAGAAAATACAACATCCTCACTCGCTCCGGATCATTCCGGATCTCCAGATATCGGAACCGAAGATTGGGATTGTTTCCACGAATATCATAATACTTTTTATACTCGGTATTGAGAATCTTGATATTCTTTTGCGTGGGAATATGAATCGCCAAAAGACCCTGATATTCGTTGTGATCAATCGTTTCCACCTTTTCCAAAATACGTGGGATCGTATCCACTTCCGAGAACGGGACCACCTCCGGTCTTGCCAACTCCATTCCAGTTATCTCCAACGGGCTCGTATCCAATACGACATCCGGTCCTTTATCGAACGATCCAAGATACACAATCTTGGGACGCTTTAGATTCACCTGACAGACAATACGATTTTCTTGATTGGATTTCAAAAGAAAGCAATAGACTTTCTCTTTATCCAAGAACCCGTGGAGCCAATCCATGACCTCGTCTGGTTTCTTACCGGATTCTCTTGAGAGCGCCTCGACAAACAACTCCCCAAAGGTGGAACGACAAGACCATCGGCTCTTAAAAGCATCGAGCTTCTTATGAGTGGCCAGATACCATTGATCGTGATGATAAAAAACCCGCAAAAGGGTGGATTCCAACGAATAGAAAAAAGTCCACTCTCCCGACGATAAATTAGAAAAAAGGTTGCCAAGCACTTCTTCGTCTTCTTTTGTGTATGTTTCCGTGTACCCAAAGGAACCCACTATCTGATTCTTGGTGATCTTATCAATCACAATACCTCTCGTTTTCTTTACTTCTACCGGCGCTACATTATCACACTCGGTATAGTTAAACATCTCCACTTGTTCATCTGAATCCATGACACGAATATTTTCCATTATGATCCACGGAAACTTCCTTTTTTCTTGTTAAGAACAAAACGAGCAATGTTTAAATCAAAATCATTTTTTTTTTTTAGGATTGCGGAGAGGGAGGAGAAATACGAGGCGATCGGAATCTGGGATACTGGCAAGATAAAATAATGGAACTTGCAACTGTGCATGGATCCATGAATATTTTCCCTGAACCATCTTTCGTTGGGCAAACGGGAGACGTTGTTGTTGCTGTTGTTGTGGTGGTGGTGCTTGTTGCCACGTTCCTGTCTGTAGAAAATCAAAGGCTCTTCTGATTCCTTCTTTTCGATCGATCGATACAAACGCGAGATAGGGTACAGGGGCAGGCGTGTCCTCCGGGTGATAATAGAAGAAGAGCCTGTCCGGTATTTCTCGAATTTGATCTATGGGATCCTGACAAGCAATGTCGTAAGGACGGTTGTGAAAAGGTTGGAGAGTTTTTTGAAGGATCGAATCGGGACGGGCAGAAAAATTGGTGACAGAGACAAAATAGGAGGGACTCTCTACCATCATAGGAAACGCTTCAAATTCCTTGGTCTTGGTGATGCTGTACCATAGAAGACAATATTTCATCTTGGTTTCCAGAATTTTGGGCATAATCATCTTACCTCCCGGGGCCTGTAGGGAAGGATTGTTGGTCATTCTTGGATGAAGATTCCGAAGGGTGAGACGAGCATCGTCAGTAAATAATACCTCTTGTTGGAGAAATTGTTCCATAAGATCAGGAATCGTATGCAAGGTCATGTCACGGAGGTGTTGTCGCATAAAGAGGGAGAATCGCAATACACACAGATCTCGGAGGACATTGACGAATCGCTGACTCTCTTCTGTCATCAAAAGCTCCTTCCCTGCAAACTCGTCTTGATGATCAAGAAGCATACGAATCATCTCCACCACCCCGATTAAAGAAGATGGAATCGTTTGTGGAGGAGGTTCCTGTGGTGTCGTCTCATCCACTTGGGTAAGAAAAAAGAGAGGTTGAATGTCGGACACATTTATGACGGCCACATTTCCTTTGTGGAGATAGATGGTCTTGATGAAAAATCGAACCCTTTCTAAAAACTCGATGGTATTCTTATAGGTGGGTAAAGTGGACGTCTTGGTATCAGTATCCCATAGGGGCAGATTCCATGGCGCCAGAGCTTTGACCAACACAACAGGAAAACGATTTTCATAGACCAGCGCACGAAGTTTTCCATAACAATCCAAAATCTGATGAGTGGGACGTGGCGGTGGGAGCGGTGAGGGCGTACTCTGATCCTGATATTGCCGAGGATTGAAAAAGGGGATCTTGGTCTTGGTATCTCCCACAAAACTCGCATAGGCCTTTTCAAGAAGCTTAAAATAGGGCTCATAACACTCGAAATCGTGAAAGAGTTTTTTTTTCGCATTCCTGCCCACCAAAAGCTCATATCGGAGGAGAAGATTGGTAGTGGTTCCCGAAGTGTGCTCCATAAGGAAAACGATCTTTCGGGTAAGCATTTCGTCCCGGAAAGGAAACAGAAACTCGCGATAACATCGGGGTCGCATGATATCGATTTTTCGATTGCTAATATTATGGGTAAACACAAAGATATTCACGTTGAAAAATTCTTCCATGATTCGTATCCATCGATCCGCAGAGAGGTTATCGTCCCATTTCTCAAGCATGGCACGTAACCCGTCCACGCCAATATCAAAATTCTGTTGAGCCCCCACTTCCAATCGAACGGGGGATTCTGGAGATGCCAGCGCATGACGCAGATCCCGAGGCGTCCTCATGATTTGTTCGGGTGTAGAAAGTGCTCGATGAAATTCCAGACAGCCCAACAGGCTGTCAAACCTCCAATTGCTTGCGGACCGTCGGAAAAAATCCAGACCGGGCATCAGGGCTCTCATGAATTGATCTACTTTGGGCGCAGGTTTGCCCAGCTGACCGATAAATCGCATGAGCTTGTTGTCATAGAGAAGCTCGGAGCGATCCATCTGGATCTCTTTTTTAAGGTCGATTGCGTGAGTGAAATAAGGCATGTAACCATGATCAATATGAAACCGAAGTGCACCCGTCATGTCTGTGTATTTTTCTGTGTGTTCTTTTTTGGTACAGCAAGGTGCGTAACCAAAGGGATGGTTGATGGAATCCAGTTTCACGAGATTGACAATCTTGAATTCGTCATCGGGACAATAATAATAGGCGGGTTCAATGTCCCTGTACGGAGCAGGTGGAAAGAGGATCTTGCTTTCGTCTGGTTTTTGAGCCGCCGTCTCCGCATCAATACGGATAATGTTTTTCTTTCCCTTGGGTATCTGACAGACCGTACTCCAATCATGCGCCCCACCAAAGATACGAGGATCCAGAAGTTCTCCTTCAGCTCCTCTAAGGGTGGCGGTGGTGGTGGTGGCCGTAGTACCGGTACTGACAGGCACGACGGTGGGTAACCAATGAAGATCCAGGGTATATCGTCGAAACAATGCAATCTGTTCTTCGAAAAGTCGTAGATAACGATGCATCAGCTTACACAAAGTTTCTCGGAACTGGTTGACCACGGTCTGATTGGCGGCTCGAGTGACATTCACATTGACGGCAAAAGTTCCTTCCTCCGGTTGCAGAGGAAGCAGGATCGCGGAAACATCCCCGATTCTCGAGCTATATTTCGACCATCCGTGGATACGAAGCTCCTCTTGCAGTCGGGATTTTTTCTTACCGGCTCCTCTTTGCATAGTATAATAAATATAGATGGAATGATTCTCTTTGGAAATCTTGTCCGAGTCATTGACTCTTAAAAAGGTTCGAAACAGCGGATCATTCATGCATAGATTGCTAAAGATACTGGAATCAAAAGGAATTCTATGGGTCCGAATGGTAAAATTGACCGTGATCCCGAGATCTTCACGAGGCTGAATCGGCATCGTTTCCAAACCCAGAAAGGCAACGACACCCTCTGGAGTCGTCCATTCTGAGGCATCCCTTCTCAGCATACTCTGAATCTCCATACCGTTGGTGGAATTGATGATATGGGCAATCACGTTTCCTCGAGTATTCACAACGAGAAGTGCGGAGCTATCTCCTTCTTTGATGGATTCATCCAGACTCATGCCGTCAAAGGCGCCAAGAGGAGCATAAATCTTGTAAAAATCCTTGTACTTGGCAAGCGGTGCATCGGGTTTCAATCGTAATCGATCAAAAAGGATTCCTGTCGTTTCCTGGGTGGTCACCGAAAAAGAGATAATCTTCCCGGTAATAAGGAGAGTTCCACAGTCATTGGGAGGCAAATCAGGAATCCGATTGTATTCCTGTCTCATTCCTTCGGACTCTTGAAAGGATTTCATACGAGCATCATGCCGATTTCTGATTTTTTGTAATTCGTCTTCAATATAGGCCTCTGTCCATAATTCTTTCATCCTGGAAGGGATTTGAGTAGATTCCAGTGCACGTAAAATGTCGTGAATATGATCAAACACAGTGGTATGTAGCACGGTGGATGCTCTTTGCACAAATTCTTTCTGATCTCTACTACGGTGATGCTCTGCTTTAACCAGCGGAGGAAAACTGGATAGAAGAAAATAAAACATGTACAATCGTAGATACTCTGTCACTGAAATCTTGTATCCCTCTTCTTTCAGACAACGATAAATCTGAACGAGTGGATGAATGGGGACGGCACCACCACCGCCACCACCGCCACCACCACCACCACCACCACCACCACCACCACCAGGTGCTACACCACCACCAGGACGCCGTATCGTGGGTCTTCTCACACCCGATACATTGACCGTGAATCGAGCGACCCTCCTGGAAAAGACATGATAAAGATCGACAAATCGGCGAGTTTTGAGAAGAGGTGATTTGAAAAGAAAAAAGATGGAGAAATGAGGTTGAGGCACGGTGCGGATAATCCTGTTGGCCACACTCTCTTCATTATCAATCTTGTAGATGGGAATGGTGATAGATAAAAGATCCACGGGACAACAATCTTCTTGAAAAGTGATCAACTCGGTAAGAGGTTGATGCTGTTGTTGTTGTTGTTGATCGTCAAAAAGATCGATCTGCTGTTGCTGTTGTAGTACCTGCCGTTGTTGCTGATTTTGCTGTTGTTGTAGCTGTCCTTGTCGCACTAATCGTTGCTGTTGTTGTAAGAGCTGTTGCTGTGCCGCGGAAAGATTATAGACAGGGCGTACATAGGCTTGATTTTGTTGTAGATCGGGTAACATATGTTTATTGCAGGCGATAAAAAAAAAATTTTGGATAGAAAATGCTTAAAAAAAATGAAAAAGAAGAATACGTTATTCCTCTTTTTTTCCCAAAATGATCAAAGAATTTCAATTGTTGGATAAAAAAGGTTTTCTTCGGTATTTGGATCGTTTTGGGGATGAGCTTACCATTGTAAATGCCGCCAGGGTCTCGTTTGGCGTTCAAAAAAAGACACTGGAAGAGAACGATGAGAAATTGATCCGCTATCTGTGGCGTCATGAGCATACCAGTCCTTTCCGTCACGTCTTTTTCCGATTCCATATCCGTGCGCCCGAATTTGTTATGCGACAATGGTACAAGCACGTTGTGGGTTCCGAATGGGGTCCTGGCCACCAATTGCACGGATGGAACGAGATCTCTGGACGTTATGTCAAGATGCATGATCTCTATGAGCCCTCCATCTGGAGACGTCAATCCGAGGATAGAAAACAAGGAAGCGACGGCGTTGTTTCTGAGCCCGAACAAAAAGTTTGCCACGAGCGTTATCTTGATGCCGTGAACGGGTGTCTCGTCGCGTATCAACAGATGATCGATATGGGGGTTGCCCGTGAACAGGCGCGAATGGTGCTTCCGCTCAGCGTGTACACCGAATGCATCTGGACGGTGAGCCTCCAGGCGCTTTTGCATTTTGTACGATTGCGAGATGAATCCCACGCCCAAGAAGAGATCCGTGAATATGCCCGCGTTTTCTCTTCGATCCTCGAGGAAGAATTTCCCACGACCATGCGTGTCGTTCAGGAGGCAATCTGAAGCCTTTTTTTTCGCGTTTGACGAACACAATTGCTTTTATGCCGGTGTGATGGTAACGGTAGGTGCACCCGTGTTATCCAAACTCACTTGGATATTGACGACCCCATTGACCTCGGAGCTCGTGACATAATAGACCTCGGTCTGCGCACCACTACTACTGGCATTATTGTTGGTGCTGAGGGCAAATTGGACAATCGGTAGGATGGAAGAATAGGGGGGAAACTGATAGGCGTCGGTGCATTCCGTAGAACCGTTTGCAGCACAACAGACGGCAGAGAATCCCGTGCCACTGCTCGTGTTGGTCGTCTCATACTGATACGAAAAGGATTGCTGGCTGTTCCCTGCCAGGTTGTAATAATACCGGTCATCAGTACCGGTGAGAAGAAAGATGCGATAAAGAAGCGTGGGAGAAGAATTGATGACGGTGACACGAGCGATGTATGAAGTGCTCATTTTTGTGTTTTTCTTTTCAAAAGGAAAAAAAAAATAATGGTTTACACGTCTTGTTCTTCTTGATCAGACTGGAAGAGACGCATCATATGCTTGTATCGATCATCAAAATAGGGAGAAAAGACATCCAAAAGGGTGGGAATATCACGCGCAAAGATGGAATCCGATTGCCTGGTCGTTTCAATTAGGGCTTCCCGTTTGTCAATATTGTCCCGAATGTGATCCAGTTTTTTGAAAAGCGGTTTCATCTTTTGCTCTTGCATCTTTTCTTTTAATTTAGTCGCGGACAATCGATGAAGTAGATAATCGTCCAATAAGATATTCATTTTATATAAATACGGTAACGAGACATCAGGATAACGACTTTCCAAGAGACGAGTGCTTGCGAGAATATCCATCATGTAATCATTGGCTTCTTGAATGGCTTCGAAATGTAGACCACGGGCTTTGATGATATCCAAAATGTGTTTTTTTTGGGGAAGCAGAGGAGTAGGAATATCCAATAATTGTTTTCGTAATTCATAATACTGCACTAAGGCATCAATCTTGGTTTGAAATGGTTTATAGTCATGAGAATAAAGCAACAACTGATTATTATATCGTTGCCAACCCGACATTTGTTGTAAAGAAATCATGGATTTGACTCGTTGTAATTTTTGTTTCAAGGCGCGATAAGGTAAAGGTGGACTCATTTTTCTTCTTTACCTCCTAAAGAAAAATATTATTTTTTTTTAGGATCATGGAGGAGGAATAATCTTAAAACAGCGCGGTAAAACTCCATCCAATCTCGGCAAACAATTCACTGCAGATAGTATCGTGAAAATATTTACGATCCACGGTCTTGAGCATGTTGAAATCTTCCTTCTTACAGGGATAACGATGCCTGCGTAAGAGTTGAAAGAGTACATACTGGGTGTTGATGAAATTTTTACGCTCCGAGTTTTTGAATTTCTTGTCATAGGTTTCTACCAAAATGTCAAAATCACTTAGCAACACATTCTCCAGATAACTGATATCGGGCGCTGGTTTTCCGGTCATTTGATGATGGATAAGTACCACGTCCTCATAATGCTTGCTCTGTTTAATCTCCCGAAGAAAGAGCAAGATGTGTTCTTTTGTGACCTTGTCAAAGGCCTCGTCTCTGGTCAGTGAGGAATAATCCTCAGGAACGATACCATGGGAAACAAATTGCTGGATGAGTTGCTCATAGACGATTTTGGAAATGCTGGCGTTTTGTTTTCCCTGAAATTGATTAATCGTATCGCGGAAATGGGTGCGACGATCGTAGGTGTATTTGCTACTGATATTGACACGGTCAATATCTTTATAAGACACGCTACTATGGGTTGTTGTCGACACGCAACCACAAGTTTCACAGACAAAATGATTATCATGAATAATAAAATGACTGAAATCACTGTTACAGACCTGGCATTTTACTCGAGCGCTTTTGGGTTCTGTCTGTGGTAAATCAATAATCACACGCATTTTATCCCAATCATTTTGCTTGTATTCTTCTGGAAAATAAGTCTGTACAAGATTGAAATAGGTTTTTAACAATACCGCCATCTTGTCGCGATTCGAAGATTGTCCACCCCCCTCTGGATCATCTTCTCTCGGACTCTTGGGAGACATGAAATAAATCTTTTGCTGCTTTTTTTGAAGATTCTTGTATTCATCGAGCAATGGAATCGCCTGTAACAAGTAAAAACTAAATTGTTCTACATCCCTCACCTTTTCCATGTCACGTACTTTACCCTCAATATCTTCCAACACCTCCGTCGAAGTATTCTGCTGGTCTTTGACAGTCGCATAAAGATCTTTCCAATTTGCATATTCCCGGTTGGCATCCTCATCCCGCTCCGGTGTTTCCCCCTTATTATACTTGATAGATAAAAAATTATGAATCCATAGAATATCGATATTATTCATCACGTTCCCACCGGTTTTTTTGTAGCCCAGGATGGATACCTTTAAATCAAATCATTGTCGTGGTCTTCCCTCTTTTTGCTTGGATTGGATTTTTTGTTGGATTTCCAGAGATCGTCTAAATAGTTTTACTCTCCTCTCACGGACGTCTTCGACTTTACTCCTTTGATTATATTCAGACGATCCGTTAAGAAGATCGTTTCTTCAGAATAGCAACAAAAATACCATTCCACCATGTTTCTGCGCACTCACATCTTATTTCCTTAGAATAAAGAACAGTCAAATTCAAATGTATAATCGATAGGTAGGTTCCTTCTCTAATATCTGGATGAATCCAGTCGTCCACTACATAAATAAAAATATCATCTAAACACTCATAATAATGTAAAAGTGCTCTATTATGACTATCCGAAGCATGATCACCATCGTACATGAATATATTGAATTTTGGTAAAGTTTTAATATCTACTTGGAAGCAATCTTGTTCTATAAAACTGGCATTATTTTCTCCTTTGTATTTTAAAAAATTAATCAAAAATTCTTCCTTTGGTCCTCCAAATTGACTCCAATTGTCAATACAAACAACGGTTGCTTTATTTCCACACATTGCAGAACAAACCGAGCTTCCTTTCCAACATCCAATTTCCAAATATCTTGCGTCCGTGGTATTCAATAAATTATTGTAAAAATGTCGTGTTTTCTTCCCAGACATACCATCCATTTTTAGAATATCGTCTGTAATTTTCGAAATACCCTTCTCGGCATTTTCAAACGCCAATTCAACAATATTTTGTAAGGCTTCCATAAACTTTTATTTTGAATATGTTTTTTTTAAATCAGAATTGGATTGTATTTTTCAGCGCAACACCCGTGGCGGTCATCGAAATGAAAAATAATTTTTAATAAAAAAAATTATTCTCCGGATTGTTTAAAAAATAACAACCCCCACAGCATGAGTTACGACACATCGACGGAAAACAGTTCCGTTTACGCGGACATGAATAACTATTCCCTCGTGAACAGCACCCCTTCTTATCACACGCTTGGTAATTATTATACCAACATCAATTGCCCCTACCAAAATACTCCCGGACAATGCCTCGTGAGACCCATTGTCATTTCCCCTGCCTTTGGTGGCGTGGCCTACAACATTCCCGGTTTCAATGTGAATTCAGCGGCGCCCAACACACCCCTCTCCGATTCCAATTATTTCAATATCAGCAATGCGTATCCTCAGTTTTGCAAGACCAATCTGGTCAATTCGACGTACAGTTAAATGAACGACAGGTTCTACCAATACATGGGTCCATAATCACAAATCATTTCTTCTCCCGGTGACAAGTCTCGTAACGTTTCCAGATACATCTTTTTCCCATACTGTTGGAATCGTACATTGATTTTCTGGCGTTGTGACGGCGTTCTGGCTCCATTGACAAAACGCGTCCAATTGCTTTTCTGAACATCCTCCGCATCTACCGCATGAATAATTTCTCCCTTGTTATTATTGATGGCAAACAAATAATCATTGTCGGCATGATATTTATCCACTTCCTCCAATGATACTTTTTTTCCCTTGTATTCATCCATGACCGTACCCGCTGGAAGGTAATCGGTGGCAAACACGCCTTTACCGGCGTTGCGAATCGTTGACTTTCTGATTTCCATAAAAGGACGCTGAAAGTCTTTCGGTGGCAACATTTTTTTTATTCATTGCTGAAATAAAAAAAAAATTAAATGACCACTACCACTACCATGGCCTTTTCTGTAGCCATCATGGCCGGCGGAAAAGGTACGCGAATGCGTAGCACGCTCCCCAAATTTCTACACAAAGTTCATGGAAAAGAAATGTTGGCTCGTGTTCTGGACGCCATTGCCCCTCTCGGTGCCTCCAAGATTTATATTATTGTCAATCCAGAGGTAGAACCACTCTGTCGCTATCTCAATACCGATCTTTTTCCAACGCTCCCCATCGAATTCATTCATCAATCAACGCCCCTTGGTACGGGTCATGCACTCCAATGCCTCGTAGAATCCAAAAAATCCTCTTTCGAAAAAAAAGAACGACTCATTGTACTGAATGCCGATATGCCCTATCTTCAGACTTTTTTGCTCCAAAAAATAATGGATTCATGGGAGGAAAACGACGATGCCATGCTGTTGGCATCGTCGCTCACTGACCCCAAAGGATACGGGAGGATCTTGCTCCGACAAGAATATCTTCTGGACCACATCGAGGAGGACAAAGATTGCAAAGATCCTACCAATTCTTTGTGCAATATGGGTCTCTATACCTTTTCTGCTAAAAATTTGACCGAGGCTCTCTCGCAACTGACCAATAACAATGCGTCTGGAGAATACTATCTGACTCAGGTCTTTGATTTTTTAGACAGGACCCGTGTCATCATTCTGGACGAAAAAGAAGCCGTGTATCTACGAGGCGTTAATTCTCCAGAAGAACTGGCAACCCTTGAATCCGAAATGAATCTTTGATATTTCTCTCTGTTTTTTTTTTTTGACCAGTTTACAAAAAAAAAGAGACCAATGAGTGGACAACCACCTCTCGCCGAAAAAATATACAAAATCTTGAACGAGATTCCTATGACGTTTACAAAATTAGAAACCATATTACGTAAATGGGAACTGAATATCCAACAAATTCATTGTATCCAAGATATATTTGATGAAGTAGTTGAGATATCTAACCGACCAGTGTATGCTCCAGCCTTGGCGTTATTTCATAATCCAGAGGTGCAGAAAATCTATATTCCTTCAAAACATGGAAAACATTCATGTTATATTCAACCCAAAAATTGCAGAGGAATGATCGATATTCATGCGGAAACCGATAAAAAAATAGATTTGGGAGAGGGTGGTTATCCTCTTCCAGTCGTCGCTCAGTATTGGATAAGCAAAAAGGAACCCAAGAAACAAGGATATACGAATCTTATTGAATTTTACGATAGATTAAATGGTCTTCTCGACGAAATTCATATAAGGGATTGGGAATGGGAATCGATCAAGCCTTTTCTGGTGCCTTTAACGACGAAACGACGTGATGAAATCAAGAAAGGTTGTGTTGAGGATTGGCTACATCATTATCCAGGAAGACTGACTGCGAATTCCAAAAAACGTATCGAAGAGATCATCGATGGACAGTGGGCAGAGGCGTAAGAGTTGTTGCTCAGGGATGCCACCTCGAACAAAATGGGCCCTTTTCAATCACTAAGGGAGAGCGTTGATTTGCTTATCGCGTACATGGATAATAATATTTGCTGTCCAGCACAAAGGTATTGATTTCATACCCATAGATGTTTTTGTTCGAATCCAATTGATACGCCAGCACCAGCGCCGTGTATTGATACGATTGTAGATTTTGAAACGTGATCACCCCTGTCGAGGCATCAATGGTATACTTTGTATTGATTAGGCTTAGAAATACATTAGGATCACAAATAGATACATTGATCAACTTGTAACAATAATTTTTGTACAGGCCTGGCGGAGAGTTGTAACATGAGGCACAGGTAGACGCTGTCGATGGATTATAGATTGCACTATTGTAGGATGAGAGCAGGAAAGGGGTAGAAGTGTTGTAGAGGTTGATATCTGTCCATACACCATTGCTGACATCAAGAGCACCGGGTGCTATTGCGGAGGCATCATTCCATGAGCCATTGGCGGCATACGTGTTCTGCAGAGTGATACTATTGATGATTTGAAGACTCGATGCGATGAAGCTTCCTGATTGCAGAATGTAGCTATTGAGGATGGAGACAATGGGAGTATTGGTGTACGTATTCCCTCCGGCTCCTCCACAGAAACCACCGGCCGTCGATCCAATCGATCCCCAAGTATAGCAATTTTGGATCACTACTTTAGGGGTATAGAAAGTAGGAGAATTAAAAGAATCATTATATCCGACCTCTGCACCACAAATACCACCCGCATTATCACCGGTTATATTTCCGAGACTATAACAATTAATCAGGGAGCATGTATTATTTGTATTCACACCAAACCAATCCCCTGTAATACCGCCTGCACCTCCACCGCTAATTGGCCCCGTCGAAAAGCAATTAGAGGCGGTCGCTGTTCCTTCCTCTCCGGCATTACCTGCAAAGATTCCGCCTGCAAGATCACCGCTGATATTTCCCAAAGAATAGCAATTGGTTGCAGTCGCTGTTCCTCCCAAATATCCTGCAGCAAAACCAAAGATGCCACCTCCATAATTGATAATCGATCCAGTAGAATAGCAATTGGATGCAATTACTGTTCCTCCTATTCCTCCGGCTGTGGAACCAAAGATTCCGCCTGCTAAATCACTGCTGATCTGTCCCGTGGAATAGCAATTGGTTGCAGTCGCTGTTCCTCCTTTATGTCCTGCTATATATCCAAAAATACCGCCTGCTCGATAATCAATATTCCCCGAAGAAGAGCAATTGATTGCTGTAATTGATCCTCCATCGTATCCTACATGGGAACCAAAGATGCCTCCTGATCTTGATCCAATATTTCCTGATGAAGAACAATTCGTCACAACATTATCAATTCCCCCATAACCAAAATAAGTGGCACATATCCATCCTTGATTTTCATTCAAAGTACCACCCGATCCATTGACCTTGATATTCTGGATCGTTACATTGCTATACCCAGTTGTTACAGAGGTTCCATTCTGTATCAATCCATTGAATAAAGTTATATTCACTGTCAGTGTATATCCCCCTCCATCGATTACGACGTACGGACTCTGGATATCAAAATAACTATTAATAGGTATCGTGGCATTTCCGGTGATCGTGATTACCGTTGGTGTAGTCGATGTTCCTCCGGTTACCGTGATGGGCCAATTGGAGCTTGTTTGGAGGAAGGAAGGATCCAATGACGTCGAAGAGCTAATAGTAGAAGCCAAGGTGCCCTTGAAATCCATGATGATGGCCCCTTTGAAATAGAGGTTCACAATATCCTCTCTCGTGTTCTCCATGATCCAATCTCCCCCATATTTCTGATTTCCTGTTTCGTTATCGGAAGCGCCAATGATCGCTCCGGATTTTTTGGCCAGCGTATCGTAAAACGATTTCCAATTAGGATATTTCAGTGTATTGCAAGCCAAGAAATCCACGTGCTTGACTGACAACGTCTTGATAAGATCGATGAGAAAGACCAGGTTCTCGGAATCATCCTTGTCCGGAGTAAACAACGGCTGATCATTCAAGAACATCGTTGTTCCGGTGATGGATGGATCATGAAAAACGAGACCGATACGATCGATCGAGGTCCAATTTTCCATAAGCAATTTTTTAAGATCGTCTCGAGATGACTGGGGGCTGTACAAGATTGGAAACGTCGAGGCATTACAATCATCATAGAATGTGGAGGAGGAGCCAAGAGCGCTCATAATGAGAAGAATGTTTTTGATAGAAGAAGAATCCGTAGGAAGGGAAGGGTAGGAAAGAGGAGCTGGGGGCAGTGGTGTCGAATCCAAAACTGCTCCTATAGCGGTTTTTCTTAAAGTTTTTATTGACGATGGCATGGTATTCTCTATCAATTGGTGGCAAAAAAAATTTCTCAAATTGGATGAAGAGGCGTAAGATGAAGCGCAAAACGCAAGAGTTGTTGCTGTGCCTTGTCTCGATTATGGATGGTTTCCTTCTCGAGACGTGAATTGACATGATTATGCAACTCGCTAATCCATGCTTGAAGGCGTGAACGAGAATTGACCGCTAATGCAATTGGCTCTCTCCGAAGCCATTGGGCGTAATGCTCACGACAGATTTTACAGGGAAGCACATAGACCAAGGTATCAAAGAATTGACGATACTGTTCCTTTTGAGCGTGGGTGGGACGAAGTGGGAACGTATTGGCGACACTGTGCAGAAATACCCAGGCATGCGGTCCCCAGACGCGGGTATAACGCCACACCCGCTCATCAATTGCGCCAAAAATCTTTTTTTCTTGCTGACACCGTTCAAGGATTTTTTCATCCACCTCCTCACATGAGCGTCCTACGGCACCGGGCTCTAAGATGCCTTTCTGGACCAGAAAAATATAGAGACGATGAATCCATTGACGCATCCCCTCTCGGCTCTGTAGCACATTCGAGGTCAGAGGTCTTGTTTCCATAAAGTCATGATAATACCGCCGACAACGTACACAGGGAAGAACGTTTTCCAATAGAATAAAAAATCGTCGGTAATGATACTGTTGCAAGGGAGAAGGAGAGGAGTCGGGATAAGTATTGATGATACAATGCATAAAGACCATGGCATGAGGCATCCAGATCTCAGAAAGTCTCCATGTTTGTGCTTTATTATGAATGACATTTTTCACGTCACGCATTTTTATTCATTCCTTTTAAAAAAAAAAATTTCGAATTTCCTTTCCATCAAGGATGGGTGTTAGGCATCCCAAATTTTTTTTTACGACGACGACTCTCTTTTTTTTCTTTATTCTTGTAACAAAGCTAATATTTCATCTCGATATTTTCGGAAAAGAGGATTAGTCATAAGAATCGCAATGTTTATTTCAGATATATCATCTCCCCTTTTTATTAGCATTTTAATGATTTCTATAAAATCAGGAATAAATATTTGATAAGCTTCCGATTCCGAATAATTATCTGCTATCGAACCTATAATACAATTAGAAAGATTTTTGGGATATCCAGTCACAGGCGCTCCCTCTTCAATTAATTCTTTGATCCAATTCAAACGAAAAAAAGTCATGTCTACTTTTTCACCCTGAATTGTATCGAGATATATATAGAAATCGGTATTAAAGACCTCTATGATCAACCATAATAAGAAAAATTCACCCTTATCTTCTTTTTTCAAATCAAGTCCTTTGTTTAGAAGGAGTCTTATGATTTGTCGGCGAAGCACTAACGACTCCATTGTCCATTTTTTTCCAGGTTTTTCACGCATCCAGCAGAGATTTCTAAGATTTGGATACCCTACTTCTTGCAAAATCGAAGCGTCCAAGGAAGGAAGTAAATTTATCAAGGCCGTTAAGGATTTCACATCCAATCGATCCTTTAGCGGTGTATATCTTCGTCTCATGACTTGTTTTTGTGTTTGTTTCTTCACCGTTTTATTTCCTGAATTCCTTAATCGAATAAGGTCCCGATCAGATAGAAATGGTGCCATATGACTATAGAAACCAGGAAAAGATATATCATGGAATCGAGATCGAATATCAAGAAGGCATCGGACCAGCTCTTTATTAAAATGTTTTTCCTGCAGAAATCTTTCAAAATCGACTCGACGATCCGTTTGTATATGATCGTAAATCTCTTCTTTCAAGGAATCGGAATCCATATTTTGTTTACAAGTTGTTCTTTTTTTAGAAAAAAAAAAAAAAAAAGTTTGGCGAATTACCAGAAGCCGATAACGCCACTGCCCTCGATGAACCGGCGGACAAGGTCCTTCACGTGTGTTCATTCTTGAATCGCGTTTCTTAATCAACATTTGGAAATGTACGAAAGAGATACGACGAAATAGTAAAAGGCTGTTGGAAATATCGAGACCAACGTTCATCACTTACGCTGAAAAAAGGGCATGAGAACTCGCTCTTTTCTTTACCGATAAAGGATTCTATGTCTGGATTTTCTTCATAGTCCTCGATAACATGCGTCATCTCTTTCCCATAATGCCGTACATATTGCATGGATACTGTGGCCATCCCTCTTTGGGAGAGCCGGAATGGGATCTCGATTTTTATCCAGGGATGATTTTTCGAGTGTCCACAAAATACGGTTTTACGTTCCATGGGGTATGGCATTCTCTGATTCCATGCATTCCTGAATTCTCCCCAAAACACGCCGTTGGTATAATAACCCCGGATGACCACACGATCTTCTTTCTTATTCTCATCGTCATCCAAAAAAAAGTCCTCTGCCTCAATTGTATCTTCTTCTTCTTCTTCGTTCATTTCAGGGTCTTCTTCTTCTTCCTCGACCGCGAGAGGGTCCTCTTCATTCAAAATTTCGGTTCTCATTTTTTTCTTCTATAATAGTATCCGTAAAGCTATAAAAAAGAGAATCTTCATTTTTATTTTTTTTTTTACCGAACCAATAAAATGCATCGTGACGAGTTACCCTTCTTTCTCACGTCTACACTGGACAATTATAGATGGAAAAATAACAAGCTTCTTCTTGAATATTGTCGACAGGCAGGTTTGGAACATATCCCCGGTCTTGAACAACGAGAAGGAACGAATTATATTTCGGTAGTGCAATCGATTATCCTCTTTTATTATCCCGGTAGACACGATATTGTACACTGTGTGCTAAAAGTTATTCTTCGTCATCTCCTCACTAAATTTTCAGACATTCCCAACGAGGTGATTGACTCTATATTAAGTTTTCTACGGACTTCACAAATCAAGGATCTTAAAACGGCGTTTCCTTTGGATTTTTTATTTCCCATCATTGATACTCATGTAAAACATAGAATGACTCCCGCTTTACTTCGATTGTATAAACGCTATCGCCAACTTCGTCCACATTATATCAACAATGTGTATCGTTTGATGGCTCTCTTGTATATACAGATACAAAGACAAGATATAGATATAGATGAGGTGGGAATTGGACCAGAAATGGGTTTCGAGAACCGTTTCACCATCACAAAAGAACAGTTCGAGAGAAGAGCCGGTACATTTGATCAATATTATACATTCAGAGATAACAAAACAAATCAATCTTTTTCTATCGATGCGTCAGAACCTGATTCCAAAATTCAAGTTTTGAAAATCATTCTGGACATTTTGCTACAATCAAAAGAATCCGACCCCATTATCATTTTCAATTTTTGTACTGGAACATTACCTAATTGTCTTGTTGACTTGAATTATCTTTTTGAAACGATGGAAAGGGAGGAGGAGGACCGACAGGAGTTTGAGAATGCACTCCAGTTGGTCAAGTCTTGGAAATCCACGTCCGAATTTACACGACGAAAACGAAAACCAAAACCAAAACGACAAGATTAAAGGGACGCAATCACCTCCTCGGGAAGCAACACCCGCTTTTCCAAGAGACGGTCTTTGAGAGAAATCATCTTGCAAAAATCATTCGTGAGCAAGGTCGTGGCATTGTAATACGCCTGATTCAAAAGAATCAATGCCTCCTCATCGACTTGGGAAGTCATGTATTCGGATACACTATCCTCCTTATTCGTTCGAGCATACACCGTCAAAGCATTTCCCATACCGTAGTCCATAATCATCTTGCGTGCCAAATCGTTGGCCTGTTTCAGATCCTGGTAGCTTCCCAGCGACACATGTTCCTGTCCATAAAACACATGCTCTGCGGCTTTCCCTCCCAACATAATCACGAGCTTGGATAGAAGCATGGATTTGGTATACAGGCCTCCTTCTCGCAGCCTTTCTTTTTCACGAAAAAGCGTGTAACCACCTGTCCCGCCATACGTGCTCTGGATGCTTACTTTGTCCAGATCGACCATTTCGGGAAAGGCAAGCACCGCCAAAGTATGACCAATTTCATGGATCGCGACCCGTTCCAACGTTTCCTGATCCCGTGTCTCTGTTTTCTTGACAATGCCAATCACCAATTTCTCCAGCGCAGACATCAGATGTGTTTGTGTGATGATGACTCCAGCCTCACGCGCGCATAGGATCGCGGCTTCATTCAATAGATTTTTCAACTGCGCCCCCGAGAATCCAGCGGTCAGCGATACCACAGCATCCCAGGAAATCGTTTCCTCCAAGAGCAATCGCTTGCAATGAACCTCCAAGATGGCTCGACGCGAGGGCGCGTCGGGAAGAGGTACGTTGACGACTCGATCAAAGCGTCCCGGACGAAGAAGGGCCGAGTCCAGAATATCCCGGCGATTGGTGGCCCCCAGGACAAGCACCTCCTCGGCGCCACGAAATCCGTCCATCTCTGCCAATAACTGATTCAATGTTTGTTCCCGCTCATCGTTCCCTCCAAACCCCGAGGCGCTGTTCCGCTGTTTACCCAACGCATCAATCTCATCGATAAAGATGATGGAGGGTTTGTGGTTACGCGCATCGGCAAACAGCTTGCGCACCCGGAGCGCACCCATGCCCACAAAAAGCTCCACAAACTCGGACCCCGTGACCGCAAAAAAATTAGCCTGGGCCTCGTTGGCGATGGCACGGGCCAGCAATGTTTTTCCCGTTCCCGGAGGACCTTCTAACAAAATACCTCTGGGAATCCTGGCACCGGCATTCTTGTAGAGCGTGCTATTCTTAAGATACGATACGATTTCGGCGCATTCTTCAAAGACTTCCGGCGATCCGGCCCAGTCTTCCAACAGAATGGGAGACTCGCCATCGGCAGAGGAAACCGTATAACCTTGAGGCAGGCTCTTACCACCATTTCCTCCCATTGGCACCATTCGATTCATGGAAAAAAGACGTTGTATTATCTGGAATCCGATAAAAAGAAAAGGAGAAAAAAGCAATGCTTGTCCGAGATACGACCAATTCTTGTTGATCGGTTGGAAGAACATGTGCGTATTATGCTCTTTTCCTTCTCGCACGATTTCTGTAGAGATGATGGGAGAGATGGTGGTTTGGTACACATCAAGATCCGTGTCCATAGATACCACTTTTTGTAGATCATCGGCAAACACGATTTCAATAACTTCATTCTTACGGATTTTATTCAGTAGCGTTCCTAAATCTCTTTCCTGTAAACGTCCGTCGGTCAACATGTTTAAGGATTTTTTCTCGAAACCGCGGAAGATGGAACCCACATCCGCAAAAGGCATCATCATTTTCATTGGCAAACGAAACGCATGCGACACGACAAAAAGAAGAGGAAGAATCCAATGACCTCTTCTCATTTGTTTCTTTCCAAAAAAAAAACTGATTCCTTATTTTTTTTTGACTTTCTGTCCCATTAAACCAAAAACATATCAATGAGTGAGAACGACAGTAACAACACCACCGTCAAGAAGACCTTTGAGGCCAATATCAGCGAGCTGATGAATATGATTATTCATTCTTTCTACAGCAACCGCGATGTCTTTCTCCGCGAGCTCATCAGTAATGCCAGCGATGCCATTGACAAGCAGAGACATACCGATCTTCAGAATGGTGTGGTGGATAAGAGTTATGAGATTCGTATCGATCCTCTATCCAAGGAGGGATGTATTGTAATCGAGGATGATGGTATTGGAATGGATGAAGACGATCTGGTGCGCAATCTGTCGACGATCGCCACCTCTGGAACCAAGGAGTTTGTTCGTAATCTTCAGGAGAAATCGGATATGATTGGACAGTTTGGTGTGGGGTTTTATTCGGCCTTTCTGGTCGCCGATCGTGTGGATGTGATTACAAGGAAGCAGGGTGGAGCCCTTATGAAATGGTCTTCGGATGCCAATGAGTTCTACACGCTGGAGACGCTTACGGAGGGGGAGGAGACCGAGTTTCCTTCCAATGGGACTCGCATTATTCTTCTTCTCAAGGAGGATGCCAAAGAATACCTGGAGGAGGCCTCGTTGCGTCGTATCATTACCCGTCACAGTTCCTTTATTCAGCATCCCTTATCCCTTTATTGCAAGAAAACGGTCACCACACCTGTCGCTTCGGACGAAGCCAAGGGCGAGGAAGAGGAAGTGTTGGAGGAAGAAGAGGAGGAGCTGGAGGAAGGCTCGGACGACAAGCCGGTGGTCGAAGAGGTCGAGGTGGAGGAGGATACATCCAAGGCCGAGTCCAAGACCGAGACGACACCCAAGACCATCACCACCACGACCCAGGAGTGGGAGAAGTTGAATGGCGGTCCTCCGCTGTGGTACAAGAACGCCTCGGAGATCGAAGGCAAAGAGCCCTATCACGCGCTGTACAAGACGATTAGCAATGATTACACCGAGCCGCTCTATTGGAACCATTTCCAGACGGAGGGCAATTACGAGTTTAGAGGCATCCTGTATATCCCTTCCAAGATGCCGTTTGACATGCTGGGGGACAGGAATCGTGAGAAGCGGAATATCCGTCTGTATGTCAAGAAGGTGCTGGTGCTGAATGAGCTGGACAAGGAAATGCTTCCGGATTGGATGAATTTTGTGAGCGGGGTGATTGATAGCGCAGATCTGCCTCTTAATGTCTCGCGTGAGATGTTGCAACAGAACAAGATTGTGCGTGCGCTCAAGACCCAGCTCAAGAAGCAGGTGATGAAGATGCTGACGGAGGTGGCGGCGGACGAGGATATCTATGCCAAGTTCTACGAGAATTTCCATCGGCATATCAAGCTGGGTATCCATGAGGGCGACGATTCCTTGCTCTCTTTCCTGCGCCTCAAGAACAACAAGACGGAAGGGGTCATGACCCTGGATGGCTATGTGGCGGAGCATCGTGTATCGGAGGAACAGAAGGCGGTCTATTACATCACGGGCACGGTGCCTCCCCAGGAGAATGCGATTGCCCGGTTGTATACCGAGAAAGGATATTGTGTCCTGTATTTCGATGAGCCGATCGATGAGTTTATGCTCCAGCGTCTGTCCAAGTTCAAGGAATATGATCTGGTGAACATTACCAAGGATCACGTGACTCCTTGGGCACCTACTGAGGAGACCGAGACCGAGGAGGAGAAGAAGACCCTGGAGTCTTTCCTGGGATGGGCGAAGAAGACACTGGATGGTGTGGATTCGGATGTGGATTCGGTCAAGCGATCCAACAAGCTGGTGCTGGAGAGTGATCCACCGGTGGCGGTTCTTTCCTCGAAATGGGGATGGACGGGACAGATGGAAAAGATCATGCAGTCCCAGCCTCTTAGCGACGGCAAATCCATGTCGTATATGAAGGGCAAGCGGATCGTGGAGCTGAATACGGAACACGCGGTCATCAAGAGTCTCCTGGACAAGTTTTCGACGACGCCTGAAGAGGAAAAGGATGCGGTGTGCAAGGATCGGCTTCTTCTTCTGTACCGCTGTGGATTGCTGGTGGGGGGTTATCCTATCTCGAATGCCAATGATCTGGTGAATGGGGTGTATAGCGCATTGAGTGTGGATGCCTCGGTGGTGTAAGATAAGCGTCTCAGCGGACACGTCTTATCAACGTAGTAGCAATAACTTGCGATATTTTGCAATTGTTAAAATATATCTTGAAATTTTAAAATATCTTTCGATATCTTAAAATTTTAAATGATTCGGGTTGGTACTGATTGTTCTGGGATCGAGGCTCCCATCATGGCATTAAAGACGCTGCATGTGCCTCATCTTCATCTTTTTAGTAGCGAGATCGACAAGGATTGTCGTGCCGTCATCAAGAAAAATTACAATCCCAAAAAGATTTGGGAAGACATGCTCGAACGAGATCATCGATCACTTCCATTTTTGGATCTGTACGTTGCGGGATTCCCGTGCCAGGCCTTTAGCGGACTTCGGAACGATGCCAAGGGATTCCAGGATCCTCGTGGTACCATATTTTTTGAATGTTTGCAAACGATCCAAGCAACAAGACCCAAAATCTTTTTGTTTGAAAACGTCCGAGGCTTGCTTTCTCATAATGGGGGAAAGACGTTTGGCACGATTCTCTACTTTCTTGAAAAACTTTGTAAATACAACATCTATTACCAGCTCCTAAATACAAAAGATTACGGGGTGCCTCAGAATCGTCCCAGAGTCTATATCGTGGGTATTTTGAAAACATTGGATCCGGAACGCAGTTTCCAATTTCCTCGTCCGATCGTTCTCCGAAAGAGTGTGTCTGACATTATGCGCAAATCAGGACCATTGCCACAAGATACATCGAAACTAACCCCCAACATGATCGCTGTGATCCAAAATCGTCTCCAACGCCAAAATAGCAATGACGGTACCGCAAATTACATTATCAATGTTAGCGCCTCCATTGACGGATTCGGTAGCGCCATGAAAGAACTCTCTCCATGCCTAATGGCCAATGCCCATCGTTTCTATTCGACCCAATTCAAACGATTCCTCACGGGACGCGAATATCTCCGCCTTCAAGACTTTCCAGAATCCTTCAAAACTCATGAAAACGATCGAGTCACCAAGAAACAAGCCGGAAACTCCATGTCCGTCAATGTCCTTCGCGCGTTATTCATCAATCTTCTTCCTTTTTTGCTATAAGATTCTACACTGCATGACAAAGAACGCGGACCATCTCGATAAACTCTGGGTGGACCGTGTGGCGAGCGACATTCCTCATGATGGTTGCTTTTCCGCGAGTCATGCACTGGGCCGGAAGATCAATGCCTCTCAACAAAAAACATCCTGCCACGCTAAGTTTGTAGGTCTTGTTTCCAAAAACGACGACCGGGCACGACATGGAGCCGAGCTTTCCGTTGATCTTCCTGGGCATACAGTTGGAAGGAGGCCCCGCAAAAAGCCCAAATTGGCGAGAACAACCGACATTGATGTAGAATGGATTGTCGATGGCCCTTTGGCGAAAACCGTCAATAATCATTGCCTGGTGGTCCGTCATGGTCGGGATCGAGAACGTTGGATCGTTCTCGAGATTTTGGAGAAAGGGATTATCGTGTCGGAGACGATTAGGGGCATGCTCGACGTGATCGAGATGAGCTCTCCATTGGCGGAAAAGATTCTTGGCAAACTCCGAGGCAATATCCTTGCTGTAGATGTGAACGTACTCGGACGATTCGTTGACTGAAGAGGTTGTGTGGATGTTCTCAATGAGGTTGATGGTGCCGTGATAGTGGAATCCCTTATTGACGAGATCCGGTCGGTTTGATCTTTTGGCAGAAAACAAACAAAGCGTCGAATTGTTCCTGACGCGCCATAGCTGACGATCCAATGGAAGTGTCGTCGTGTACAACCTCTTCTCCTTTTGGGTGATGCTGAGACGGGATTGGGTCCGGCAATCGGCCTTGACCAATGCCACCCCGTTTCCCATCAGACGGATACTCTCTTCCTCCCGACCGTTCTCCAAGTGGAGAAAAGACATCTGTACATAAAAAAAAGAAACATTGTGAAAGAAGATTAGGATTGGTTTTTCGCGAAAAGAACGTACAACAGACCACTCTCAATAAAAGTCTGGCTCGCGCTCTTCACTTTTTTTTTTCAATGGTAAGATCCAGCGTCTTGTCCAATAAAAAAAAAAGAAAATCCATCATGCATAATCGACAATCGACAATCGACAACCAAGAATTTTTTTTTCCCTCTGTAGAGAAAAAAAAAAGGTTCGATAAAAATGTATCAGAAATTTTTTAATCAATATTGTGATGAGAATCGCGCGCTTATTACCTGGAATAGCATCCTCACCACCTCCATCTTTCCCATGGAAGTCATTCTTCTTTCCTGGCTCTCGGGGATGATCTTTCTCCAGATCAAGAAAAAGGATCTTAAGCCTTTTCTCTATTACACCGCTTGTTTTTTTGTCATGCTGGTAATTATCGCTCTTCTCTATGCTTATTCCGAGCATCTGGATTCCAAGATTGTTCCCTCCATGACCTCTTCTATCCGTCAATCCATCTTTGCGCTTACGACCAATAAGAAGGTAGGTGTCAATGCGATGCATAACGGAGAGATGATTACCAAGCTCATCAAGATTCCCAGCTATATCTTTCAGAACTACAATAATGCCGTGACGTTTATCGTACCTCTTATTTTTAGCATCCTCTTTTTTAGCCTGTACATGTATTATGTGCATTGGCAAATCGGGATTGTCTCGACGGTCTTTTTTACGGTCTTTTGTGTCTGTTATGTATACATCTATTGGAACCTGAGCAACATGAGTTATCATCGCTTCCGAATCGAAGCGTCTCTGATGAATGAGTTTGAGGACGTGCTGAAAAACAATGAGAACATTATTCTTAATAATACCGTTGATTTTGAAAAGAAGAGGATGATGACGAAAGAAATAGCGTTTCAGAATAGCTTTCGACGCGAGATGAGGCATCTGAATGGGGTCAAGATGGTATTTATTCTTCTTTTGTTGTTTTACATGTTTTTCATCATCTTTTATTGTGCGACACTGACCATGAAGGATCGAGTTCCGGCTGCCAAGCTGGTCATGCTGACCACCGCCGTCGTGCTCATGGTCCGAAGTATCAGCAGTCTCATCCGACGATGCACGGATTCCATCATGGAGGTGGGACCTCTTCTCAAGGACAATGTTTTTGGAGAGCTCATTGCGATATCACACATCCACAAAGGGGATAAAAAGAATTTTATGAAAGAATATCGTATTGATGTTCGTAATGTCAAATTTACCATCAATAAAAAGACGATTCTTGAAGATGTGAGTCTTACAATCCCGTTCCGGACCAGCGTTATTATTACCGGAGAAATCGGTACGGGAAAGAGCACTCTCTTGAAACTCATCTCGGGATATTTTTACGCCACCTCGGGTGATGTTTTTTTTGATGGGGTGAGCATCCGCGAAACCGATATCGAATATTTGCGTGAAAATATCACCATGATGCATCAACATATTACCATGTTTAAACGATCCGTAGTGGAGAATATCTTTTATGGCATCGAAGGAAATCGCGATGTATTGATGGGTCAGCTCAAGAAACTCGCCGTCTATCCTTACGTGACCTCCTTCCTTCATGCACCGGATGCCACCAAGCTTTCAGGAGGACAACGACAGATTGTGCTGTTATTGCGCTGTCTCTTCCGATCCCCCAAGATTCTCATGCTCGATGAACCGACCGCCAATATGGATCCCGCCACCAAGAGCGTTATTATGAACATCCTGGACATGCTCAAACAGAAAATGACACTCCTGGCCGTGTCTCATGATTCCACCATCTTTTCGCATTTTGATATCAAATACATTATGAAAAACGGACGACTCGTACGCGCCTAAAAAAAAAATACAAATTTTTTTGATTTAAAAAAAGATCTTTTCTATAGAAAAGAAGTGGATTTGTTGCTCGCATAGCTCAGTTGGTCAGAGCGCATGGCTGTTAACCATGAGGTCGTTGGTTCGATCCCAATTGCGAGCGCGGAGGTGTTGTGTTATTTTGAATTCCAAAATAACAGATTGGTTCAAAAAAAAAAATGACGAAATCGATGGAATGGAAGGGAAAGAAAGAAAAAGAAGGAAACAAAATGGATTATTCTCAAAAAACGCGGGATGAATTGGTGGAATTGTGTCGAGAGAAGAAAATAAAGGGGTACAGTGGAAAGAAACGCGTCGAATTGATCCAACTCTTGGCGACGACGGAAATCATTATTCCTATTCCTTCTTCCGAGAACGTCAAGAAGGTGGATGCTTCCCTTCGGATGATCGATCTTTTTGCGGGGACAGGGGCATTTACTCATGCGTTTGAACAGACGGGCAAGGTCTCGTGTGTGTTTGCCAATGATATGGTCGAATCGTCTAAACAGATTTACGATGAGAATTTTGATCATCCGTTGACGTTGAAGGATCTGAATACCGTCAAGGTAGAGGATATACCAGAACATGATATTTTGACGGGAGGGTTTCCTTGTCAGCCCTTTTCGATCGCGGGAAAACAAGAAGGATTTGACGATGTGCGCTCCAACGTCTTTTGGAAAATCCTGGAGATTATTGATCATCATGAGCCCCGTGCCATTATTCTGGAGAATGTCAAGAACCTGGTGAGTCATGATGAGGGAAAGACGTTTCAGATCATCCAAAAGAACCTGACCGAGCGTGGTTATCATATCCAATTCAAGGTGCTCAATACATCGGATATTACCGGTATTCCTCAACACCGTGAACGCATCTATATTGTATGCTTGAAAGATAAGGCTGTGGCGGATCGTTTCAATCTTGACTATCCATCCGTGGAAAAGAAACCCGTATCGGCGATGCTTTGCAAGGAACCGATTCCGTCCAAGTATTATTATACAGACGCCAGCAAAACATGGCCTCTGGTCTCCGAAGGGGTAACGAAAACAGACACTCTTTATCAATATCGTCGGGTATATGTTCGAGAAAACAAAAGTAAGGAGTGTCCGACGCTTACCGCCAACATGGGTAGTGGTGGACACAATGTGCCCCTTCTTCGTGACGCGCAGGGCATTCGCAAATTGACGCCACGTGAGTGTTTTCATTTTCAGGGATTTCCGACCACGTACCGCTTGCCCGCCATTTCTGACAGCTATCTGTACAAACTGGCGGGTAATGCCGTGTCGGTGCCCGTGGTCCAACTGATCGCGAATCGCCTGATCCCGCTTTTGTGCGACGCATCATCATAATAAATTCGTTTCTTTCATAAGGAAACAGGCGATAAAAAAAAGACAGAGTTGCAAAAAATTCATGCGATCCGTGAAATTAAAAAATCCGGGAAACATTCTAATTTTTTAATTTTTTTGGAAAATAAATGCACGATGCAACTTCACCATCGTTAAAAAAAACAAAAATGCAATCGGCTCATAGGGCATTCATAGAACTTGAAAAACGAAAGGAAAATGTAAAAAAATTATGGATGGATGTACAAGCGGATCCTCAATCTGATTTTTTAAAAAAAACGTTGTACAAGGTGGCATTTAACGAGATTGAAGGAAAAACAGAGGATGCCAGAAAAGTATGGATGGATGCGCAAGTGGATTACGAGTATAGTGTGAATGGTATGGATGATTGTTTGGAAAGGGTATTAAAACAATATCCCGATCAAATAGAATCCAACTTTTTGGAAGAGATAGATGTTTATCGCCGTCTCTCCGATTCCCGCAAGACGCGAATCAAGAACAAGGTGTCCACTCTTCTTTTAGTACAACAGCTCACAGACGGGTTGGAAAAATTTAGAACTATAAAGGGTCTTCTTACAGAACATGCTCAAAAGTTGGATACGATGATTTATTTGTTGGAACGGGCTATAGAAATAGAAATTCAAAATCCGACAATGGTGCATGGCAGAAAGAGAGAATTATTAAATACTTCTATTTTGAGAAAATTCAACATTATTCTTCACACTGGATACACCAATAATCTTTTGAATGTAGTTGAAATGGGAAGAAATCTCTATCAAAAACTATATCCCAGGGGTCGATTATCACCAAAACGACTCCTTGAATTTAAACATTTTATAAAAGATGCGAATGATCGATCAGGATGCATTGATAAACGCATAGATGATCTTTCCAGTTTTATTTATCAAGGAGAGAATGCGGTAGATATTTCATCGCCTTTTTTTACGAATCTAAGTTTTATCATTTCACGAAAATTACGCGAAGAATGTGGAAAAAAAGGTTCTCATCAAGTAATTATCAGTGATTTAATTACTAAACTGGCTCGGGATACCCATTTTAAAAATTATATCGATAGCGTACTCAAACATAGACCAAACCTTATTTATGACCAATTGAAAAAAGCAGATAGAGTGGTGCCCAAATTTCCTGACCAACATTCCCCAACATGGGTAAAGGAATGGGAAGATATTCTTGTTCCGATTTTCCGTTATTTGATCGACGACTTGGCCATCTTTACTACGACGGACGATGAAATGTTTCTTATCTGTCCACCGCCTTTACAACAACATGATTGATAGTCATATGGGACTATTCAATAAAAATTTACCCAGAAAAATTTTATTTTTTATTTAGAAAAACACAGAAATGTATAAATTCAGATATAAACATCGTGAGCGTCCCCCGGGTCAAGATGATCCTGGTCATCACTTTAAAGTTGAAGCAGAGAGAGCCTATGCAGAATTTAAAGAAGCTGAACAAAATTTGGAGTACCTCAAATCACATTGGATGGATATGCAAGCGAATTACGAGTTTCATGTGAATGGTGTGGGTGATTGTTTGGAAAGGGTATTGAGAAAGTATCCCGATAAAATAGAATCGACTGATTTTCTTGAAGAAATCGATGCCTATCGCCGTCTTCCTGTTTTTCACAAGCGTTTATTAGAGACAAAGTTTTCAGAACAAATTTTCATGCAAAGGATGGTATATGCGTTGCAAAAATTCAAAGAAATACAGCGTTTGATTACAGAACAGACTGATGCTACTAAACTGAATACCATGATTGGTTTGTTGGAAGAGGCGATTAAAATTGAAAGTCAAGAACATCCTCTGATAAGCGATGACGTTAAAAATCGCTATTTAAATGATGCTATTTCTGCGAGATTCAGAATCATGCTTCATATCGATTGGACTAATACTACTGGTTTTAGAACTAATGTTTTGAATGTGGTCGTACTGGGAATGAATCTCTATAAAAAATTGTATCCCAGGGGTGGACGATTGTCGCCAAAAAGATTGCTTGAATTTAAAGATTTTATGAAAAACGCCAATGATAGATCTGGTTGTATCGATCTTCGAATCGAGGAGCTTTCCAGCTTTATTTTCAAGGGAGACTATGCGGTGGATATCAATGCGCCTTTTATCACAAATCTAAGTTATATCATTACACGAAAATTACGCGAAAAATGCAAAAAGGAGGGTCTCCAAAAAGTTCATGACAGGGAATTTATCAAACAATTGACTCTGGATAGAGATTTTAAAAATTTCATTAGAAGTATGCAATATAAACGACGGGGAGTTATTGACGATGAATTGCGCGATGCAGGAATTTATTTGAGACCTCCCGAAGAGTTTAGAGATGACCGAACATGGTCTAAACGTTGGGAAATCATTCTTGTACAACTTTTTGACTATTTGTTGGTATTAGGTATCATTGATATCGTGGATGGATTTGTTGATTGTCCACCGCCAGTGCAAGATCAACAACAACAAGGTTAAAAAACTTTACAAGAGAAGCGGATGAAATCCGCAATTCTCCTTTTGGACGGTGCTTGTATTGTAAAGAAGGAGACGGGACAGGAGAATCCCTTCGTCCTTGTCAGGAATATGGACCAGACCGTACACAAAATCCCCTGTGACATTAGTAATAATGAGGTACGAATTACTCATCACCCCCATTTCACGGATACAAAACGTCTGCATCCCCAGGACAGGTGGCTGTAATTCGAAACAATTCATAATATCCACCTCCACCATTTTTCGCATCTCTCCCTTATACAGGGTCAATAAAGGAGGGGTTGTGGATGTGTTGGCGGATGTGGTTGTGGTTATCGAAATCTCGTACAAGAGGGTAAAATCACTTACAGGCGTGAATTGAAAGATGGCACAGGATAAATTCATATTGTTTTCCTTTTCATGAAAACTCGAGTAATAAATGCTCTGAAGGTCCGAAAATCGAAAATTCTTTTCAAAACGGGTACCGGCAACTCCACAACAAATGATGATTGTTGTCATGAGGATGCCTTGTAGAAATTTCATAAAACAAAGCAGAATCAATCGATTATTTTTTTTTGTTTTCTTTTTAAAAAAAAATAAAAACGAGATAAAAAAAGAAAGGATGAATCTCGATTACGATCTCAAGAAATCGCTCCATAATCCCGACTTTGGCACGTTGTTTATATTTGTCGACAAGAAAAAAATCACCTTGCTCCAATTCCTCTGTCTCATGCAGTATGAATTCTTCTGCGCCTTTTTTGTGTCGGTTCTCATGGATATCGGACGTGACAAATTCCATGACCTTCAATTTCCAGTTTTTCACAAGGAAGACTATGCACAAACACTGGAACTGACAATTCATTTCCAACCCAAAGAAAAAATCACACTTCCCACTCAGAACAATCTCACGATTTTGGAGCGACAGCGCTTTGTCAACGTGCTTATCAATGAACAGAGTCTTATCTTTATTCCCAACAAAAAAGTCAATCTTTCGAATCTATGTGAGATGCTTCTTCCCGAAAACAAGATTCTGTTTCAAAAGATTCTCAAAATCATCTTTGATAAGATCTATCTGATCCTTCAGAATGATCCATCCAAGAAATGCCGATTGGATTACAAGAATAATTTTTTAATTTTTATTCTTCGAGAAAATTAAAATTATATTGGGCATTCTTTAGAGAAGGTCTTTTTAATTTTATTTTTTTTTTTTCATGGAGGAGTCATCGTCATCATCGTCGTCGTCTACTTCATCTTCTACCTCTATGCGTTCTTCCATCACTGGAACACATTCTAAATTTGCTCGTAAATATCACGCCAATATGCAACGAGTGAGCTCCGGGGGAGGAGGCGGATGCGCCCAATGCCGTGAGAAAGGAGCGCCTCTACCTGCCCGTGTACGCAATATGCTTGGATAATTTTTGTGTCTATGTTTGCATTTTTTTTTTTCATCACAACCCAGATCAAAAAAAATTATCGTGATGCATTCCAGATTATAATCTGTTGTTTCCATTCGTCCATTGTTTGCATCATGCCATGATTATAGGGATGATGCGCGACAATCTCACGAATATCGTCCAGAAATGGTTTTTTCTTATATCGGGTGATCTCTTTGTCTGCCTGATAAAGAACATGTTCACGGAGCGCTTCCATGAGATGCACGTGGACAGAAAATCTCCAATGATGAGGAAAAAGAAAGAGAGACACCACGGGCGTGGGAAGCTGTTCCAGATGTTTCCAATGCAGGACAAGAAAAGGACGGTTGGGTAACACCGTATATACCTTGGAAAACATCCTCGAATCAAAACATTCACGATCCATTACCTTGCGTGTCGCATGGCTACGTGTAATTTCTAAAGTTGTCTGATGGAAAAAGAATCGAGAGAGGGATTCTCGATGAGGTCCCAGATCGTAAAGTTGCACGTTCTTGTTCTTGTTAGGACTCACCCGTGTCATAAATGTCTTGTGTACCTGTGATAACTCCAGTACATGGGTTTCGGTTTCTGGAAATTGTTGAAAAAAAGCGTAGCATCGTTGTTTCCACATATCGAACGTTTTCTTGTCCAATGGATAAATCTCCAAAAGACGATCGGTACACGACGAGGATGAGCAATACAGAGAAAGAAAAAAAGACAAGAGAATGCACACCTCATCTCTCTCAAACACGATCCCTCGTTTGGACGGAGGAGGATAAGAACAAAAGAAAGACTTGTTCTGTGTGCGTACAAGATGAAGCAAAAGGATCGTGAGAAGAATAAGTAATCGGCCCGCCTTTTCATTCTCAAGCACTTTTTTACCGCTCTTCATAAAACGATACATCATGACCGCACATTCTGGCTCCAGATCAGATTGTTTTGCAAAATGGAGGATACGGGCACTCTTCAATAATCCATGCATCTGTAGACGATTCATTGATGGATTAATCAGCGCGCTTCCCAACACCACCGACGGATCGAGCCCACGTGTCATCAGATCAATAATGACCCATTCCCAAGAATATTCCATCTCGGTTCGATAACATAGATGCTTTAACAACGATCGATGAAAGGCGCGAACGACTGTTCCCGGACCCGTTCTCCCCGTTTTACCGGCTCGCTGATCCAGCATGGTTTGATCACACCATTGCAGGGAGACCACTCCATTGGGCATTTTGTGATAATAAACGCCAAGATCGACAATTAAGGAAACATCCGGTAGGGGCAGTGCTGATTCCATGATATTGGTCGTGAGAAGAATGAATCGTTGGGAAGAATCCCAGGGTAAGACATGTCTTTTCTGACCTCCATGGTACAGAATGCAATCCTTGATTCCATATATATCCTCCAGATAGCTCTTGTATTGCTCACAGTGATGATGAGAAGCAAGAAAGACGATGATCCTCGGATGTTTTAATGGATACTCCTCGACCAACATAGAAGTGATATATTCTCTCATGAGAAGACTTGCCTGTGTAAAAGGGGTCTTGGAAAACCATTCCCTGTACTGGATTTGAACGGGATATCGAGGAAGACAACATATGTTGGGCGCGAAATAGATCGAAGGGAATAGCATCTGCATCTTTGATCGATCTAAATTGGAAGAAAGGAAGTATATTCGTGGGGTAAGAGCCCACTCACGGTGAAGAAAAGAGAGTAGTCGTAGAAGCGCTTCGTAATCCAGAGAATGAAATTGCGCCTCGTCAACGACTACCGTATCGATGGGTTCCTCTGTGTTGCTCTGATAGGTATCCAAGAGCGTATGAAACGCCAAACGAGCATTAAGAATGGACACGTTTCTATGGTGCTCTCCACGCATTATTTTCTTTTTCATTTGTTCCGCACGAGAAATCGCCATGGCGGTGGGTTGGATCAATAGAATATGTTGACCGAGAAAATCGGCGGTGGAATTACCCAATAAAAAGGATATCATACTTCGTGTCTTTCCACATCCAGCGGGACCCTCTATACTCAGAATAGAATGATTGTAATAGGTTTGTAATATTTCACGAAGCATAATATCGATATTGTTATGTGGTTTTACGTTTTTCGAGTCTTGCGTTCCTCGTCATTTTTTTTTTCTCTTTGGGTTATACAAGTTCTTACTTTATTACTGCAGACTTTTTAGATAACGCCATCGACCCATTCTCATCCAATAATCTTGTGGAAATTTCTTTCGAAGCCATTCCAAGAATTTTATTCTGCGCCTTTCATTCTCCTTCTGGATATTCTCTTCCTTTTCCTCGTCAATCTTTTCCTTTTCCTCCTTTATTAGAAACGTTTGAGGAGAATCCATCTCGTACGCGTAATGGTGTTGGCGCATATATTCTTGTGTCGCCCTTTCAATCCTTCTTATCTCGGCGATGGAAAGAGAATGTTCATACTTGTGAAGCGAAGATTCAATCGGTTGGGAATCATTATTTTCCCAGAGAGGGGATGTACGTGACATCCGGTACGCTTCTTCTGAACACGTCACATCCAATACCGTGGGATGATACGGAATGCTCATAAATCCACACACGGTACGAAAAAATTCCTCCGGATCATGAACAAAATCTTCGTAGCGGACCGTCAAAATCTTCTCGGGATATTCCGATCGGATTTCTTCGACAAGACTACGTCGATGTAACCACGTCTTGAGATTCAGATGCGTATAAAAATCGTGGAGGATGCACTGATTCATGCTGGCAATCTGTGCCCTGGGATCGCGTACCACATCCAGAAATAATATATCGGGAATTGTTTTGACCCATTCTCGCCATTCCAGAACAGAGTCCTGGCTCTTATCCAATACAACACGTGCACCATGCTGAACGGCACCCATACAGTACATTTCATACACGACACGGTAAAGACTCCTTTTTTGAACATCTTCTTTACAAAGCGTTTCCATGACACAAAAAGGATCCGGAGAGAAGGAAGACCATCGTAAAGGGCTGGTGTGGAGAAACCCAATCACGTCAATAATCAGACGCTGATAATTCTCATCGATAGAAAGATCACCATATTGACAAAGAAGTGGGAAAAAATCGTGGATATGAAGGGGATAGGGAGCAAAGACGTCGGGATGCAGATCCAGTCGCAATCGGACAGCATTGCTCCCACACCGACGCAATGGAATCATCATGACATATCTCATGCTTTTAGCAATCGTTGAAAAAAAAAAATAAAAAAAGAAGACAAAATAAATTTTCATGCGTTCTTCTTCTTCTTTCTTTTGGTTTTTGGCGTTGATGGGGATTGCTTTGATCTTTTTCTTTTCCTTTTTTTCATTTTACTCGATCCCTAAAGTAATTTATACTTACTGGGATCGTTTTGAAGAGAATGAAATCGTTCAGACCATTGTGTCTACCTGGTCAGCCAACATTCCCGGGGATTGGAAAATCAACATTCTATCGGCAAAAAATGTTCATCTTTATGTGGACCCGAAACTCTTGGAACGATGGATGGCGCTTGACGATCCGATACGATTCTCTGATTTTCTACGAGTTTATCTTTTGAGCACACACGGGGGAGTGTGGATGGATGCCGGCATCCTGGTGACCAACGGCTCGTTTTTGGATACCTTCCGACAAGAAATGATGCATCGAAAGACGGATATCTTGCTCTACGAATTCAAAGTCTTCTCTCTCCCAGATCAACCCTATCTGGAAAACTGGTTCTTCATGTGCCCCCAGAACAGTCGATTTATGAAGGATTTGTATCATGAATTTACCCGTTCCTTGACAATGGGATTCATTTCCTATAAGAACCAGGTGCTGGCTCCGCATGTATCCTTCCAGTATATCCGACTTCAGGGAGACGATACCTATCATATGCAACATGGGATCATCAATTATCTCGTCAAGACCAAGACAAAGACCAAAAAATATTCCATGCTCGTCAAGAATGCCGAGGATAGCATGTTCAAGGCTCAAGAAAAGAATGGTTGGGACAATGAGAAACTGATCCACTACCTTTTGGAAAACAAGGATTGGTCTTCCTATTATGCCATTAAATTGACGGGCGCCAATCGAACGCCTATCACGGCGCGTCAAGAAGAGTTTATCGAAAAATGGCACTGCTAAAAAAAATGATCTTGTCTTCAACAAAAAGTATAAACAATGAGATTTTCTTTATCGGCGACAATCCGGAAGAAACTTCGGGAGTCTTATACTATGGATGTATATACACACAGGCCTGTGGAGATGAAATTACGATCGATAGAACATGTTCTACCGGTCAGTTTTGTCAAGGATCGATTACCCCAGATTGATCCACTTCATTTATTTATCACGGATAGTAGGGTCAATTCTTTTCGCAAGAATTATCGATTTGGAGGAATTCCTGAGCAGAGCGTTGAGGACAAATGGGAATGTTTTACGGAAAATTATAGAGATCACAAACGACGTCTCTTTTGTCCAGGAAAGGGACATCGTCTGGTAGCCCATACGATGTGGAAGATGATGCACAAATATCCCCATCTGCAACAAGAGGAAGACCAATTTTTTGAATCATGGGAAATCTGGCAAGAATGGCTCAAGAGACCGTGGACGCCAATAGAGAAATGGATGTGGTCCAAGGCAAAAGATTTTCAACACCGTTGAAAAAAAAAAAATTGGAATCTTTTTGGACTTTTTTCTTTTATTTATTTTTCATCTTCTAAGCATAATCCTATGAATCCTGATTTATTGTATGCCTTGCCCCAAGACATTTTGACCAAGATCTATACGTATGATAACACGTATTTTCATAAAATGAAACGATGCATTGCTCACGTACGGCTTTGTGGAGCAAGAAAAATTCGTTTACAGAAAGAGATTCGTCGACTACAAGAAGAAGCAGAGGTAGAAGTATTATCTTTACCGGGCGCGATACGCAATGTCAGTATTCTCTTTCATGGAAAAGAATTCCGAATGAAAGTTCCGGTCGATTATCCTTTTGAACCCCCTGTGGTGTATTACGAGGATAAGAAATTTAGGACGTTTGATACGTGGAGTCCTGCGGCTTCGCTTCTTACCGTGTTGTTGACGTGTGAGGTAGAAGAGAATGGTGGTTGTGAGATGTGTTGATGTTGGGTGAACCAGGAATGAGAGTTAACGTTATGAGAATTCCCGGTTTAGTTTACAGGATAAAATTAATCCACTATCGTCGTTACGAGGATTAATTTTATTTTTTCAATTTTGTAGAACAATCATTCTCTTTGTAAGCACGATCGAGTGTATTACCAAGGTATTGAAAGAATTGTTGTTGTTGGGGTGGTAGTAGGGGTGTTCCGATTTTCTGACGTTTTTTTTTGCGATGGATATTTTTTAGAAAAATCTTGGCCAGGATTTTGTCACAGGATGGATCACAAAAAGGTTCTCCCTCTTTATTGGCCGGAGGAGGATTGCACATGAAATATTTACATTCTTCTTCTCTCGGACGGAAACGTGCAAGAGAGTCGGGCAGATCCTTGAGGGGACAGCATTTGTTTCCACAGTGATACGCCAGATAGGCTCGTTCATCGGGTGTGATTTTACCGCCTCCTTTTTCCAGGACTTGACGTATCCGAGCATTTTCTGATTGTCGTTGACGCTTCAGAACCTGTTCAGCAGTAATCTTACCCTTGACATACCTCCATGCTTGTCCATGAAGACCACAGAATCGTTTTCCCGGAAGAGGACGATTCGTACAATCTTCTCCGGTAGAGGCTTTAAGAGCCGCGCAAAAGCCATCCTTTTCTATTTCGATAGATGCTATGATGCTATCGATACAGTCACGGAACTTGTGGTTTTGGAGATATTCATTATAAATACGATCTCGAGTTGGTATGGAATCTACAACCTGTTTCACACGAGGATGCATTTTTTTATTTTTTTATTTATAATGATTCTCATAAAAAAAAAAGACACATAAATGGTTTGGATAGAATTGATTTTGACACTGCTCTTGGTGATTCTTGTGATTGGAGCCCTCATGGCCGAATTCAATGATATGAGAACGGGAATGCACCCCTTTGTTCTGGAAAGAAAGATCCATGAAGAGCTCCACCCCCGTCTTCATGAGACAAATTCGGTCACAGATATATGTGATTTTTATCTTTCCAGCAAGATGGACCAGCCGTATCTGTGGCGACATTGTACGCTCATCGCCTTTCTCTGCGCCATCTTATCAACTTTATTTGTCAAGATTTTCATACCCGCATTCCCTTATATCACCTTTGTGCTCTTGTTTCTCATGATATTTTTCATCCTTTTCCTCTTTCTGTCTCTTCTTCATTTTCATTATCTTGGTAGCAAGTATTTGTTTATTAATTCCTGTTTTGAAAAGATTAAAAAGATTTCTCGGTAAAGATATAAAAAAAAAAGAAAGTAAAAACAAAATAATAATGGTCAGCCACCAAGGAACCTACGAGTTTTTTAATAACCAATTTGCATTTCCGGAGGCGGCGTACCGGCCGTGTCCCCTCATCAAGACGTACCAAGAAGGAACGGTCATGTGGTATATCGAAAAATATCATCCCAAGTTTGCATTTCTTGTCAAGACGTCTCGTCTGGATTATCGTATGGATGATCCACAGTTTCAGGGAACGGTGTTTCTTCCTCTCGAGGATTCGATCGTTCAAGATGAAATCATCAATGCCGATGCGAATACGGCTACCAAGATTGTGCGCTATCATTTTATGAATGGCTTGTTTCCGAGGGATGTGCTGTACACATCGCCGTATCAACAATTGCAACCGAGCATGGATGGTAACTATATCATGGCGACGATTACTGACAAGGGTGCGATGATTCTAAATTATACGACCCCCATCATACATTATGATATTAAACTTTCTAATGGCATTATCCATATTGTTTCTCAACTGTTGGATCGGCCCTAAACCATCGTTTTATTTAAAGAAACGATTTATGAGTAAAATGATGCGAGAAAAAAAAACATGGATTGAAAAACAAATGCATACCACCGATAGCGTCGTGGAAGACAATATGGTGTTGCAACCGGAGAAAATGACCCGTGCTCTTTTCCCGCACCAACTACGCGCCGTCAAAATGATGGAAGACCTCGAATCTCGTCGGAGCGTCTCGTCCTCCTCGTATTTCATTGAAACCAAGATTGGCATCTACTCGGATCTGATCGGATACGGAAAAACGTATACGATCGTCGCTCTTATTCTGCGCGACAAGATGGATTGGTATGCGACGGGAGAGGGTGGTTATATTAATGAGATGATTTCTGGAGTGTTTGGGAATGGTGTTTTGGTGAAAAAAACGTTGTTGGAATATAAGAGGATTTCGGCCACGCTCGTGGTCTGTAATCCATCCATTATCCGTCAATGGAAAGAGGAAATCGATCGGACGCCATTGCGATGTACCGTGGTACACAAGATGCGATGGTTGCAAGAATTGAATGTCCACGAGTATGATGTGGTCCTTTGCCTTCCCAGTTTTTATAACTCTCTCTTGGATCGTTTTTCTTCGTATGCATGGAAACGTTTTGTTTATGACGAACCCACGCACGCCAAGATCAAGTCCATGCGATCTCCGGTCAGCCAATTCACGTGGTTTATCAGCTCGACGCCGTACGACCTCATGCACAAATCACCGCCTTCAAATCATTTCATGTACAGTATCTTTTCTCATTTTATGGATTTATCGACTTTAAAAAATATAATTATTAAAAATCCTGATGAATATGTCCGACAATCGTTTGTAATGCCTCCCATTGAGCACAAATATTATGAATGTTATCAACCGATGCTCTTTTTGGTCAGGGATCTTATCACAACAGGGATCGCTGAAATGATCTCCGCGGGGAATATAGAAAAAGCGATCCGTCATTTGGGAGGCGATTCCACGTCCAATGTGTACGATCTGGTGTATAATGACAAGAACGAGGAGCTCCGTGAAGCCCTGTCCAAGATCCAGAAATATGAACGCCTCGGAGACGAGGAACGTGGCGCCAAATGGAAATCCAAAAAAGCGACACTGGAAAGACAGATCCGTGATTTAAGAGTCCGTCTTTCGGATATTCTTCGTAACCCGTGTCACATTTGTCTATGTTCTCTTCATCAACCGGTATTGATTACTTGTTGTCAAAATATATTTTGCGGACATTGTTTTCTTAGCTGGATGAAAAATAAAAAGACGTGTCCCATATGCCGAGGCAGTGTCTCCTCGGACCAGCTGACGTATGTTCAGACACTCTCCGATCCCGATGCCACGACGACCACGACCACAACAATCACAACGCCTCTTGCGCCAGATATGGTCGCTACCACGAAACGGAGAAAAAACAAGCAACAGGTTTTGCTGGAAGTGCTGGAATCACGTGCGGATGGTAAATTTATCATCTTTTCCAATTATGACGAAACGTTTCAAAATATACGAGACATGATGCATGAGGAAAAGATATCCTTCTCGGAGATTAGAGGATCTATGGATACAAGAGAAAAACAACTCCAGGATTTCAAGACCGGTACAAAAACCGTTCTCTTTCTCAATTCTCTCACCAATGGCGCTGGAATCGGAATTCAGGAAGCCACGGATGTAATTCTGTACCACAAAATGAATGAGGACCTACAACAACAGGTCATTGGTCGTGCCTACCGTATCGGAAGAACTCAATCTCTTGTGGTTCATCATTTGCTCTAAACCTGTTGATCACCGACGGATAACAATCGATCCAATGCCCGCTGGACACCTGCACGATATAGATCCAAGGCGGCCTCGCGTCCTACAAAATCAGAAACGCGGGACCATCGAGAGGGTTCCCGTATATCGGATTTGTAATTAGAGAAAAACCAATGAATATTTTGAAGATCCACGGAAGATATATCGGTTAAAGATACGGTTCCCTCTAACGACTTTTCATAAGGAATCGCTAAAAGTTTTTCATCCTGACCCTTCTCATCCTCCATAAGAAGAGCGCCGACAATATGACAATGACAAAACGAACCAGGCAGTAGTAAATGATCTCCTCCCTCGAGGACAAGGACATCGAGCTCGTCTCCATCCTCTCCAAGCGTATTCGGAATAAAACCATAGGCAAAGGGATAAGTATAAGGATAAGACAAGACCCTGTCCAGGACAAGTTTATTTTCTCCAAGGTCGTATTCCAACTTTTGATTGGAAAATTTGGCTATTTCGATATATACCGATATATGTCTTGTCATCTCTTTCTTTTTTTTTTGTCTCAGATAAAAAAAAATTTATTGTTTACTTCCACTGAAGAACCGTCTGGAAGGTCTCCAGGGCTGATACCAAATTACCCTCGTTGGGATATTCATACTCCTGATTTTTATTGTGCAACAGGGAAACCGAAAATACTCCTCTATCGCAATCGTATACACTAACCTCTTGATTCCTGGATGAAATGCGCAACGGGATTTGGTATTTATCGTCCCTCTTGATGGTATAATGATGGATGGGTAGACTTTGATAACTCTCTTCCTGTAGCGTCCTCGCCATGAACGATATCCATCGAAAAGAACTCAGCGGCTGTTTACTACCCATCTCGACATGGTCATCCCGATGCACGAGAGCAATTAGATATCTCTTTTCGTTCATCAGCAAACAATTGAGTCGACACACATACATCGACATGTTTTTTCCCGCATCCTTCATTTTTGTCATTAATGGATCGTCATAGTAATGACTGATGAGAGAGTAAATACTATCTCTCTCGGGATTGCTAAAAAATATTCCGCTCATGATTTCTTGTGTGGTTTGTTGGAAAAAAAATATACTTTTAAATATCTTCTTGTGGGTAAAGAAAAAAAACAAAAAGACAATCAAGAGATCATGGCGACAATGCGTGGTTATGGATCGATACGCGCTGCGTATCCCCCTTGCGTTGCATGTGTCACGGGGAGTAATGACGAAAATAAAGAGGAGTATTCACCTCCTGTGACACTGACATTACCACAATGGAGACAATACGTGGCTCAGGGACAGAACACGTTTCCCGGCGATGCTATTGTTCCGGGAGGAACCACGGCCGATGGAGCTGTCTACGTAGGTCACGTGCGTCAGAACCCGTACACGGCACCGCTTCCTGATATCAGTGAAGAAGATCAGGAAGCCGGTGCCCAGCCCCTTAAACCCTACTGGTATTATTGAGAAGGAGAAGGAAAAAGAGAATAAAGTGTACGATAGACGGTTGGGAAAGCGGATCCATCGGGATCGTAATGCCAATCATCACTTAGATCTTTCTTTTGAAGAAAGGCGGCTGGATCCACACAAGAGACATTTTCATACTTTCGATCCATCTGAACAAGAAGCTGGTAAATCTGTTCCCGATCGTCCAGGTACGGATGATCGTTGTTGAAGATCCAGTTTCTGATGTGCCCTACGAGAATAATGGTGGGAGATGAAAATTTTTTATTGACGTACTCGATCAATTGGATAATATCTTCTCGACATTCCTCCACACTCTTGGTGCGGTAAAGAGATGGATTATGACCTTCGATCTCTTCCTGAATGGGTAAACCACCCTCGTGCTGGAGCGCATTCTTCATACTACAAATCTCAAACAGAAAGATATCACAATGGGTGTGAAGCTGGGTTCGCAGATTCTGTACGGCCTGTGAATAATCATAATCAGGATCTTTACTGCAATAATCATTCGACCATCCGTTGGGACATGACATGGAAAAAAGCTTGTGCTGATCCTTATCGGAAAGCGTCACGTCTCCCATTAAGAATTTAAGAGTGGTCAGATGCTGTCTCGCAGTGTGTAATTTTCCCAAGAAATTCTGTCCTCCACGAAATTCTAAATTGAAATGATGCAATGATCGACAGAACAAACCGGCTTTGGACTGTATCTTTGGATCAAAACAACACAAGAGACGACAACTTCCCAATGAAAATACAATAGGATATTTCATGCTCTGATTAATTAATATATCTATCATTCCAAAAAAAAAAAATTTTTTTTTGCCTATTTTTAGAACATGGATTTCTGTATAAATTTACCACAATTCTTCGATCAGACCGGAATGATGCTGTTGCGTTTGCGAGAGGATTCAACATGGCAACTCGTCCACAATGATCCAAAATTTATTGAAAAAGCTCAAGACAGTCGGATCTATTGGATGGATGGAAATGTTGTCGTTTCCTTTAATGACGATAGTGTTGACGGGTTTCCAATATCATATCGTGTTCTCACCATGGATAACAACTCCTCTCCCTATTCGTTCCATCTTAGCCCCGCCAGAGAAATGCTTGTTCATTATCCTACGGATAAGATTGAGAAAAATGCAACTCTCCTGATCGAAGACGTGGTACAATACGAATTCAATCATGGTTTTTTTACTATCCTTTACAAGAATGAAAAAATATGCAGTCCTGTTTATCACTTCCAGCACATGAATGAGAAATACGGTTCCAATATTTTATTTTCTATGAGCACACCCGCCATCCATTACAAGGACGACAAATTTCTTGCCGTCGGGCATACCAAGATTGATTATCGACGGTCTTATTCCGAATATCCAGAATTCAATGCCTTTGTGAAATCATGTCCTCATGATCATTATCACGATAAATACATTTATCTCATGTTTCTTTACGAATTCAACAGCTCGCTGGAAATCACTCGAATCTCTTTCTACTTTATCCCCATTCATCATCATAAATCCGAAGAAAAATATCTTGTTTTTCCCTCGGGGCTTTTTGAGTATAATGAAAGGATATATATTACCTATGGGGAAAACGATATCAAGATGAAGATGGTAGATTTTCATCGAGAAGAAATCGAAACACTCCTTGATTATGAACAAGACAAGAAACTCGCGCCTCACTGTGCTTTTCTGGAAAGAGACGTGGTGGATTTTACAGAAATCATTCCACAGAGCAAGGAGCCAAATACCTTTGTCTTTAATAATTCCATGATTCATTGGAAGGATGATCTATTTCTTTCCGTATATCGCATTGTGAGTATGCAGAGCGAGAACAAAACCTTCTGCGATCCTATGAACATCTGGTACGAGGTCTGGGGATGGGGTTCGGAGAGTGAGGATATCGATATCAAGGAGGAGGATGGAGCAGGTCCTCGTCTACTCAAAACATCAAATAGATTCCGAAAAATAAAATAATGACACATAAATCATCTCCTCTGCATGAAAGAATATTTTACGCCTTTTGCAAAATATTCTTTTCAGATGATCCGTTAAAGTAATTTCGAATTTTTATTGTTTTATTTCGTTTTCTTCTTATCGATGATGCTCTTGAACATATCCATGAATGATTCTGGATTCTCATTAAAGCTAACAAGTAAATCTCGTAATTCTGGATCTACAAGTGTAGGATCATTAAGAATTCCCATGATTTCTTCATCCAGCTCTCGACCACTCGAAATGAGAAACATGGCCATAAATAGGTCTTCTGATCCCCGTGTTACAAATAGATCTAAAGGGGCACTCGTGATATCCCCACCAGCATCAATCACTTCTCTTATAAAATCACGATATTCGTTTCTTAAATATCTTAGTGTAGTGAAATGGGATATCCGCTCATACATATGTAATAAGTTTGTCAACAATATCGTTTTTGCAAGAAGAGGTGATTCACATTCAGTATTAATATCCCATCCCTTTTGTACTAAAAGACGAAAAATTTGTCTATGCAACTTTAGCATTTCCAGTTTATTGGTTTTACTGATACCACCATCCAGTCTTGGAAAAATCTCCACTCTTTTTTTTCTTTCCCTGGACAACATATCCTTGTCCACAAAAGGGAGAAGATCTCGAAAGGCTTTTAGTGATTCCAGATTATCTAATAATAATTCAAATTCCATATATCGTTTTTCAATATTTTGTCTCGTCTGTCCCTTGGCCAATTTACAAGTCCTACTCAAGCTCCCAAGGTCACGATCAGAATCGATAAAATCTGCCAGATATCGAAAGAATCCAGGATAGTACACATTGTGTAATCGAGATCGGATACCTAAGATGCATTTAATCTGTTTCTCATTGAGTTTCTTTTCCTCTTTTAAAAATTGGAATAGATCCTCTCGTCGGTACTCAAAAATTCGATCATAAATTTCTTGTACAAGAACATTCATATTCTTTTTCTTTTTCCGGGATAAAAAAAAATTGATGATTTTGAGCACTTTGTTGTGACTACGTCTTTTTCACAGAATAATAAAAACAGGGATGGAATTACGTGAGCTCGATTTTATCCAGTTTGGTATCTATTCTCCCGAAGAGGTCATTAAAAACTCGGTATGTGAGGTCCACAATGTTAAACTCACGGGACCGAATTCCGTCTATGACGAACGCATGGGTGTCATGGAAGCCAACAAGAAATGCGTCACCTGTGGTCAGACCGAAAAAAAATGCATTGGTCATTTTGGTCACATCGTGCTCAATATCGATGTGTTGAATCCACTGTTTAACAAGCTGACAATGCTTATTCTCAAATGCATCTGTTACAAATGCTCTCGGATCCTCTTGTCCAAAGAACAGCTTGAACTCAATAATCTGCTCAAATATCAGAAACACACGCGTTTTAACCGTATCGTGGAAAAGATGGACAAGATCGATTTCTGTACCCATTGTGAAACAATCCAGCCACGGTATCTTTTTTGCACTCAGGACAAACATTTCTACATGATTTTTAAAATGGATGGAGAAATGATGCGGATGCAGATGTTTGAGAACGAGATCCGTAAAATCTTCAAGAATGTCATTTCGGAAGACATTGTCCTCATGGGCTTTGATCCCTCCAATTTCCATCCCAAGAACCTGGTTCTGAATGTCTTGCCGGTCATCCCCCCGGTCGCCCGACCCTTTATCCTCGCCGATAATCTGACCTGTGACGATGATCTGACCATCCAGTACCAAGAAATCGTCAAGGCCAATTTTCACATCGGTGATCCCAATACAAATGACAGCAAGAGGACCAAATTCACCCATGCGCTGAAATTTAGGATCAAATCCCTGTTTGATAATTCAGGAGATCGTCAACGGGTGAGCAACGGTCGTCCTCTGAAAGGGATCAAGAAGCGATTGACAGGAAAAGAAGGCCTGATCCGTAATAATCTCATGGGAAAGCGTGTGGATAAATCCGCTCGTACGGTGATTGGTCCTGATCCGACCCTCGACGTCGATGAGATTGCCATCCCTCGAGAAGTGGCGGATATCCTCTGTTATCCCGTTCGGATCAATGATCACAACAAGGCCTATCTGGAATCGTTGATTGAACAGGGACGTGTGAATTTTGTATTGAAAGACGAGGGTAATATCCGCATCAATATCAAGTATGCGACGATGAATCAGGGCACCAAGCTTTTTTATGGCGATGTAGTCATGAACAAAGATGGTGGTGGGATGCGTGTTATTAAGCGAGAAGCCGATATCTTTTCTCTTGCGCCCGGAGAAATCGTTTACCGCAATGGAAAGCTCTTGCGGAATGTCAAGGAGAATACGTTCAAACCGTATCCTCTCCAGGTGGGGGACGTTGTCGAAAGAAAGCTTCAGGACGGAGATATTCTGTTGCTGAATCGTCAGCCGACACTCCATCGTGGATCGATGATTGCCCAAAAGGTCAAGATCCGTCCCGGTAAGACGATCCGTCTCAATCTGGCCATTACCAGCAGTTTCAACGCTGATTTCGATGGGGATGAGATGAACCTGCACTGCCCCAACACCCCGGAGACCGAGGCCGAGCTTCGCATCCTTTCGTCTCTCCAGGAAAACATTATCAGCAATCAATCCAGCAAAGCAAACATTGTGATTGTCCAGGATTCGTTGTTGGGCTCTTACATGATGACCATCAAACGCACCAAACCTTTTTCTCGAGATACCTTCTTCCAAATCGCCTACTCGTTGGGAGAAGAATCGTTGCGTGGATTGGACAAGAAGGTCACAGCGTATCGTCGGGTGAAGGGTATCACGGATCCAGGGTATTACGACGGTAAGATGCTTTTCAGCCTCTTGTTACCGGATGATTTTTTCCAGGAAGATCATAACAAGACGGATCTTGAGGAACCAGAGATGAAGATTGAAGAAGGACTTTTGTTGCGAGGAGCGATCGGAAAGTCGAATCTTTCCAAGGGAGCCAATTCCATCATTACGCTTCTTTATCACGAGTACGGAGAGGCACGATGCGTTCGTTTCCTGAACGAGGTGCAGTTCTTGACGAACCATTTTCTCATGTACCACGGATTCAGCATCGGTGTGGGGGATTGCAAGGTGACCAAGTATGACGAGATCCAAAAAAATATCTCGAGGGCGTTTACCAAGGCCAAGTCGATCGAGGAACATACACAGGATCCCCGACTTCGAGAAGTATACATCTTGTACGCACTGTCGGGCGCAAGAGACACCGGAATGGCGATTGCGCAAAGGGCACTTGAAACCACGAATAACTTTCTGTCCACTGTGACGAGCGGAGCAAAGGGAGATTACTTCAATATAGCGCAGATCACAGGCCTACTTGGCCAGCAAAATCTGAACGGAGAAAGGATCCAACCGACCTTGAATAACTTCTCAAGAACATTGCCTCACTATCCGGTCGAAAAGGTTCATTACGATGAGGATATGAGTTTTGAGTCACGGGGGTTCATCCGCTCTTCGTTTATTCATGGGTTGAAACCGAGGGAGTATTTCTTTCATGCGATGACGGGTCGTGAGGGGATCACGGATACGGCGATGAAGACGGCGACGTCAGGGTATATTCAGAGGCGTATGATCAAGATTGCGGAGGATGTACAGGTCAAGTATGATGGGACGGTGCGAAACTCGGCGAACAGTATTATCCAGATGGCGTACGGAGACAATTTCCTGGATCCTATGCATACGGTCTTTGTCAAGAACAAGCCGATGCCGTGCAACATCAGTCGGATCATGAAAAAGATTAATCATAGACATGCTGCTTCGACTTCGAAAAAGGGGCTTGTGTGATTTGTTGTTCGTTTTTGACAAGATTTGTCAATTGTAACAATAATGTCAATTTCTGACAAAAGATGTCAAAAATTGCAAAAGGGTTTAAAGAAATGAGTTTCTCTATAAAAAATGGAACCCGTTATCAACATTGTCAAACTCATCGAGCGTAATCCTATCACTCGTATTTCTTCCGAGTCCTTTCACAGCAAGCTCACGGTGAAAATCAAGGATAATTTCACCGATTCTCAACAACAATTATTTCTGGCAACGTTCTTTTGCTACCTCAATTATGATGTGAAGTCTTCCTTTGTGGTGGACCTGGATGAAATCTGGAAATGGACGGGGTTCGCAAGGAAAGACCCTGCAAAACGATTGTTGGAAAAATGTTTCACGATCAATATAGATTATATAGTGGAAAACTTTGCTCCACCGACCGGTGGAGCAGGCTATGAAAAAGTTTCTGACGATGAAAAAGATACTCGCGGTGGAGCCAACAAGGAAACCATTCTTATGACGGTCAACACCTTCAAGAAATTCTGCCTCAAGGCCAACACCAAGCGAGCCGATGAGATCCATGATTATTACATCAAGCTGGAGGAGTTGCTTCACGAGGCCGTCATGGAAGAGAATAATGACATCCGCGATCAGCTTTCTCTTACCCATACACGCTTGACTCAAAAAGACAAGAAGATCAGTCAATTGAGCAAGTACGTGTTAAGAAAATTTAACAACAAGTTCAAAGCTGGTAATTGTGTTTATTTTGTTCGATCCCCCGCGATCAAAGATAGATTCAAGGTTGGGAGTACCGCGAATATCAATACTCGATTACAAGATTTTAGCACAAGCTCACCGGAACCGTTTGAAGTGATCGAGTTGTTTTTCACGGAATTCCACACCCTGTTGGAAAAATCGATCAAGGAAATCTTTTCTAAATGCCGTGTCTCAGTAAATTGCGAATGGTATCATAACACCGAACAGGATGCCATTAAACAATTCATTCTTGAACAAAAGAAAATATACGATAAATTCAAGATCTATTCAGATATTGAGACCGTGGATAAGCTGTTGCATCCAAGTAATGACACTTCACAGGACCAGGACCAGGACCAGGTATCGGAACAAGTTTCCGAGTGTGAAGAATCACCATCAACAAGCGAGCTTTCTGAATTTGAAGAACCACAAAACGAGGAGTCTTTGAACGACGAGGCGGTGGCCGTCTATGACAATGAAAAAGTATGTAAAACGTGCCACAAGAATTTACCCCACCGGTTGTTCTACTGCATCGACAAATCCACTCGACAATATTTCGATTCTTGTATCTCGTGTCATCAGCAAGAAAATGGTGGTATCGAAAAAAAACAATGCACCCGGTGCCTGGCGTTGAAAGAAAGATCAGGTTTTGTTCTTGACAAGACCAAGAAAGATGGGCTTACCTACGAGTGTAAGGATTGCAGGTATGAATTGAATAACCAAAGGATCCAAAAGCTAAAAGAAGACAATCCCACTTTTCGAAAGCTTCCGTGTTCAGAATGTCAGGAGTACAAGTTCAAGAAAATGTTTTTTTGGGATACCTCCGTTCCTGTCACGGAAGCCACAACCGTCTATCTTTCTCAGTGCAAGGATTGTTTCTCTCGAGCCAATGGTCCCCATAAGCAATGTTTTACATGCAAAGGGATAAAGACTACCGAGGAATTTGATAAAAAGTCGGCGAATAAGGATGGCCTGGAATCGTATTGCAAGACGTGTCGAAAAGAAGACCGTGACAAGATACGGAATGAACAAAGAGAACAGAACAAAAACAAGAATAAAAAGCAATGCCTTCAATGCCAAGAGTTTCTCAAATCGAACATGTTTTTCAAGAATGAACAACAGGAACTCTATGATCTTTGCATGAATTGTTACACACCTTCTTCTCTACAGTGCAACAAGTGTCTCGAGGTGAAAACGAAATCTTGTTTCTCATTGGATTCAACCAAGAAAACAGGTTACAGGACCCTCTGTAAATCTTGTTCCTGGACGAGAAAAAGTCGTCCATTTACACCTCGTCGAATAGTTTCAATACCCCTTCCCAATTTTTAATTCGAGGATAGATACTGATGAGGACTCTTGCTAAAGATTCGAGGTAGGATTGAATTTGTATCGCATCGGAAGATTTCATATTGCTTATTAGATCAGAGTACATATCACGTACTGATATTTTTTTATCGATCAGGTCTTTGTATGTTCTTGCTCGATCTTGAGCTACAAAATTTTCCAGAACCTTGGTATAAAAATATTCCCTCAAGGTGGAAAAGAAAAAATAGCGGTAAGGATCGATACTCATAATTTTTTTCAACACCCTGGTTTCCATCTTACGATGAAGAGCATCATCAGAAGGATAGATTTCCAAGGCTTCTTTATACAGTGTCAATAATTGGTCGTATTTGTTTAGTGGAACCATACCTAAAACAGGAAGACATTGTCTCAAATATACCAAATATTCCTCATCGGTTTGAGGAAAGATGTTTTCCCGAAGCAAGCAAGAGGATTGTAAAAAATCGCGAAATTTCTTGTTCCACTCGATTTTTTTCCATTCGAGCTGGAATTTTTTCTTCATCTGCTGAATAATTCTACTTCTTTTCTGTGGAAAGGGTACGGAGGAAGCTTTGGAGACTTGATCAGGAAACATATTTAGGTACATGAGCTGTATTTTATCCGGATTGGTCTGGAATTGATTATCGATGTTGACCAGAGTAAAGGGTTTTGTGGTTGTTCTCTGTTGCATCTTGGTTCACGATTCACAATAATGATTTTTTCTTTTCCTCCAAAAAAAAAAAAAGAATCGAATCAAAACTTGATTATAGCGAGTTTTCAATAGTCCAGCATTCATCTATCGTCTTTGTTACTCCAATTATGGTTTTCATCCCATCCCGGATGCTCGTTCCAAGGCTTGATCTTGCCGATGAAATGAACGATTTTGATTTTATACTGTCCGACATTTAGTATGAAAACGGATCTTCAGGAGTATAAGAAAGCATTTTTTATTGTAAAAAAAAATAATTTTATAGAAAATTATTTAGACGATTTCTAAAACTTCGTTTTAACTAAAAAATAATGGATCACATTTCAAAATTTTTTCTCTGTCATGAATGGACATTGTCTTTGGAGGATTCCTTTGTGTATTTGTTTTGAACAGACCAATTCGGAATCCATCTACCGATATATGAGATTGAGGAGGCCATTTTTTTTGCATTATAAAATATTCTACCAAAAAATCAACTTTTTCTGTCATATTGTATTCTCGAAAGACGATCCTCTTATTTTCAAAAAACAGAGGATCGTGTGTGAGGAGTTGTTTTCGTTGTTCTTCATTTATATGAACACGTCCATGTCTCACATTTTGGATAAAGTCTTTCATCTTTACTCCATATTCGGTTCTTCTATCCTTTACCTTACACCATTCTTTATTTTCTTTGAAATCATCAATGATAGAATCAATACTTAATTGTGTTAGGGTTTGATTTATGGGTGATATGATATCTTTGAAGGTATCAAAACAAGTTATTGGGAGGGGATGAATATTTTCTATTCTGTCAGAACATAACTCTATCATAATCTTGATTTTATCACTATTCCATTGACTTGAGCCTCGACTGGTGTCGTTGGAATTAAGAAGGAATACTGGACTATTGAATATATCACATATTAATACAATATTATTTCGAGAATATCCTCTAAATACATCCATTCTTTCCAATGATATTTGGAATGGGCCATTGATACGCATACAGATGCCACTGTAATGACATCGTCCCGACTGTTTGAGATAAATCTCGTACAAATCATTGACAGAAAGATCGAATGTATTATTTTCACGTTTTGATATGGTCCTTTTGTTATCCCTATCATTTGTACGACTCCTCGCACTATTGACAAGATTTCGCATATATCCATTCAAAGTTAATCTGCGCGTGGCAGTATACTGATCCAAACAAGATTTACATTTCATGGATTGCGCACTAAAATTATCGTTATCAAGAATCTCATCACACTGAGTACATTGATTCAGCATTTGGGACATCACAGGAATTTTTCGCAAACGAAATGATGAACATGTTTGTGCTTCCTTAACCTTTTTACTGATAAATTCTTGTTCATCGTGATTGGGAATAGTTCGCCCAGTATACAAACAACAAAAAGATCTATATAGATCAATATCCCACTGATGACGTCCATGCTGAAATTCTAAACATATCAGTCTAATATTGCCTTTTAGGTACCCTTTATTATTATCAACTCGATCAATGGAACACTGCCAATCTGATGTGGTTTTTAATTGCATAGCTATACCTGATATATAACATTTACCATTTTGACCCTTCCACAATTCTTCAATATATTGAATGTCAATATCAAATACATGTTGTCGACCCGATTTATTTCTTTCGATAGTGCGATACTGAGCATTTCTGACAATGTGCTTTAAATAGTGTTCATCATCGTTCCGATGCTTTCCACAAGAGATACAAAGTCGTTTAAATTCCTGTTGTCGTGTATTTTCATGTAAAGGTTTCATTTCTTTACACTGAGGGCATTGGAAAACCCCAGTAATACTCTCTTGTTCCAGTCGTTTTTGTCGCCTCGCTTTTCCTCTCTCAATTCGGGACGAATTTTGTGAAAGTTGGATACATGTCCAACATACACATCCAGTCTTTTGGAATTGCCTGTATGCTTTCTGCACAACATTTCCACATTCACATTTTCCCTGTAAAATTAATTTGCAATTTCCACGCTTTTTTTTATCATCTGGCAGGATTTCAAGATTATGTTTTTTCACGTAATCTTCAAATATACTTTGACTTTGACTTGGCATTTTGGTTTTTTGATTTGCTTTTATTTACTTTCCCCTACATCACCATCATTTTTTTTTACACACCTTAAAATTCGGGGAACCCTATATTGTATTTCGAATCAAAAGTTGATTATAGCGAGTTATGAATATCACGCAAAAGGGATTGACCCCCTACCTGGTAGACAAGTGCCAAAAAAGAAACCGGATCGATATGATGAGCATGAGCAAAATAAACGTCCGTGATACACGAGACCAAGCCAGGTGGTATCGGTTGTTTGATCCATAATTCCATAATAAAATGTCGGGTGGCCATTAATTTTGCTATCCTGGGATGTGTAAGCAGAGAATACATCTGATATTCACTTGGCACAAAATGACTAAAAGAAGAGATGACTTTCTTAATATATGGATTATCAGGGGAATCACGATAGGCATGCAATTCTTTGCTTCCAGCCGCTCCTGATTTACTATAATCAAGTTCAATCAATAATAAAACAGCATCAGGATTTAATTTTTGTATGGCATCTAAATCGTATCCTGCACCATGATCTTTTCTAACCTCTGGCCAATTGAGAAATAATAAAGAGTGCGAAACATAAGATGGATTGGTCGCAAGATAGCGGTCGACGGTCGCATAATCAGGTTCTCGTTTCACACGTGCATTTGGTATAAACGTATGAGGATCGGGATCAATACAGATCATTGTCATACCAAGATTTTCTTTTTTAATGATGGACTCCATCATGGATTCAAGAGATCCAGAACCCGATCCAACGCTGATGATTTTATCGATCTGTGGATGCGTTTGATGAAGCTCGATCAAGGTTTTTTTGATTAGTTGCAAGGTAGGTGCTAATCCGAGTTTGGTCACAAAGGGATTCATGCCAATATCTTTGGGTAGTTGTTTCTGACGTTGTTTTTGATGGTCAGATAGCGCTATACCTGTTTTTTCGAGATAATCATCCCACGGAAGAGTGGTGTCTACAGCGTTCTGTAATACTTTATGATCCGTCAATCCTGAGGAAAGAATTCGTTGAAAATCATCCCATACTGCGTCGACTGTTTGTCTAATCTTTTGTTGTCGTTCTTTTTCTGGTAATCGCAATATCTGGGTACGTCGTAAAAGTCGTTCTCGAATATGTGACCTCAATTCTTTATCCTTCTGTTGCATGTCGATCTTTTTTTTTTCTCATCAACAAGAAAAAAAAATATCAAAGTGAAGATAAATGCCAAGACTGAAATTGTATTGTGGCAATGCTATGGCTGTACCCCCCGGTTATGATGAACGTGGGAATCGTTTCCAGTGTATGAAGAAAGGTTTTGGATCTTGCATGGCCACCGGTCAGCAGGGTTCTAAAGTCGGCCAGCGTCAGGCACAGCCTAATCCCAACCGTCCCAAGATTTATTGTGGTACTGATCTAATTCTGCCCGCTGGGTATGCGCGCTTTGGTAATAATCCAGAGTGTCTCCGAAAAGGCTTTGGGTCCTGTTTGTATTCTCCCCCTAAACCGTACGTTCCTATCCCGGATCCCTGGTGTGAACAATTTTACCAGGATTTCAAAGACGATGAATTTACACGAGACCTGTGGTTACAGATTACCGCGACGCTGACCGACGAGGAGTGGGCAAGCGTACAAGAATATCTAAAGTTGGTGGAAATGAACAATCAGCCCGGAGTTTTCAAGATCCGAAAGCGACGTTAGGCCGCTTTTTTACTCAGATAGACATAGGCTTCTAAGATAAATCGTTCCTTCATCAGCGCCTTGTCATTCGCCATCTCTCGGGCCATATTGAGGGCATCGGGATCTTTCTCAAATTCTTGCTCGATTTCTTTCCGGATGATTTCCAGGATATCGTCGATGGGGAATTCGTTGACCCTCGTTTCTACGAGTTTCCAAAACGCATCATCATCATGAGTGGCTCGTTGAGAAATTAATTCCTTAATCTCCGAGGAATAATTGGTTTCAAAAAAGATTGTAAAAAAAGCATCTAAACGATCCATTAATGTTGTTGTTTCTCTCTCTCTACCTTTATGCCATATAAAAAATTTTCAAGATGTCGATTGAAGATGACTCCGAAGCACATTTTCCAGGCATCGCGGATCGTACTTCATCTTTTCCATCAGATAGCCCATCCATCGGTAGCTTTTGAATCGGAAAAGAGGCATTGTCAATGGATTCATATCGGCGCCCCCGACACTCACCAGGAAGCACGGTGTTTTTCCCGTGACTCGGTGTTGTATAATGGTGTCCTGGTCTCCCAGCTTGTAATTCAGCGCCGTTCTATCGATAGCATTGGTGGATCCACAGTATCCAAAGATTTCATTGGTATGATCAAGCGCCACGAGGTCTTTGAAAAAGGGTTCTTCGCAGTGCTTGTTGACAATCATCTGATCATCCAGTGTATGATTGTTTTCGTCACTTCCATAACGATCGAGGAATCGTCCAAGGATTTGGAGAAGACCCTCGACGGTACCCATATAGGAACCGCCGTTCAGATTCCACCGACGGGACATCCATCGTGAAGGGGGTTGAAATAAGAAACGTCCCATCTGCGTGATGAGATTCTTGTCTTCTTCGTTCTCGACCATCCAGAGACACGGCTTGGCGTGCTGGTGGTAGATGGTTTCAACATCTTCAGGGGGACGGAGCACAAGGACATCAAAGGCATCGTTGATGACCACGAGCTCTTTGGGATTCTCGAGATCACGGAGATACTCGACATAAAGATGAAAACGATGAAAGAATCCTTTCCAGGAGCTTCCCCAGCCAATGACTACAAGATCGTATCCAAGATCCATGGCCTGTTTTTTCAGGAGCTCAAAATATCCCTCGGAATGGGTGGCGTACACAAGTAATTTCATGTTTTTTTTTACCAATCAGAATCACGTTTTTAGATAACATCGCTCTACGGCTCTACAAGAGTTTCCGTAGATAGGGTATCGTTCCTTCCATTCCCTCGATCCTCCGGGCATAGACAAGATCCATCTTGACAATCTGATCGGGGCCATAGCGCATCCATTCGCTTCGTTGGAGAGAGATGACAAAGATCAATAGATTGAAAAAAAGATAGAGGGACGATTGGACCGGAATGCGGTGGTGTTGAATAATATCCATCAGAGATTGAATCAGATGTATATCGATTTTTTTTTCTCGACGGTAATGTTCAAAGATTCGTTCAATGTCTTGTAGGGGTAGACGTTTCGTGGAGAGTATCCGAGTGATCTCGGTGTGAAAGGCTTCGGTATCCATCTGGAGCAGTGTCATGAGGAGGTGGCCCATGGAAAGATCTCGATACACCATGCCAAAATCATAAACCACGACTTCTTCTCCCGAGAGGACAATGCCCCAATTTCCGTCATGAAGATCTCCATGAATACAATTACGCACCAGCACCTGATCATACATCCATAGTTTCAGAGACGTGAGTAATTCCATTTGTTTTTTTTGAGAGAGGTTATAAAATTGTGTCGAGGACATTTTAGGGACATATTCCAGCACCAACAGATCTTCTTCTGCCGCATAGACCTTGGGGATGCGGACGCGTAACGACCCGATCGAAGATGAAGAAGAATACCATGCATGATATTGTCGAAGGTTGACTCCTTCAACACGCAGATCCAGCTGGTTTCCAAGTGCGATCATGACAGAAAAAACATCACCTACACTGGGAGGGTCGATCCAGGCAGGAAGCATGTTGATCAGAGTCATGCACAGGCGCACAACGCGCATCCATTCCTCGAAATCGCGTTTCACACCGGGATGACGCACCTTGATCACCACTTCTTGTTCTTCTTTTCCATTCTCATCATAAAATCTTGCGCGATGAATCTGAGCGATGCTTCCGGAGGCGAGGGGAGACGGATCCCATTCTTGAATCATGGCAGAAAGGGCCGGGGAAGAATGAAGCGTCTTTTTTGTAAAAACATCGGAATGAGTGCGACAAGAATCCTGTAGCGCGTACAGCTCTTCCAGGAGAAGGGGTCGATGAGAGTCGGTATATTGATAGAAATAGAGATTGGAATATAGTTGGGAAATTTTGATGGGAACCACGCCAAGGGATTGGATCAAAAAACGAATCATTTTTGCATGCATTCTTTGACGAGGGGTGAGTCGCATATGCAAAAACATCAAAGGAACTATAGTCATGACGCCGAGGAATTTAATTAACGTTCGCCACATGGGAAAGAAGGGAAGGAATCTCTATTCCATAACAACATTTAATTAATTGATGGAGATGAAGAAGAGAAGGCCTCTTCCATGACATCCCGGACATTTTTCCACCAACTGCCCACTTTTTGTGCTACCATCTTGGCCATCAAGGTAGGATGACTACGCAGATTGGAGGAAAGAAGCATGACATATAACCATTGAAGATCCAGTGATGGAACTTTTTTCCACGGTGAATTTTCTACCGTACCGATAAGAATGGCTTCTTTTTCCAGAATGAAAATATGATCGGTGGGTTCGATGCCCATACCTTGATCACCATTAAAAAGGACTACAGGGATCACGGGACCGCCGCCATTATTCCATGCAACGGTGTTTTCCTGAAGGAAATTCAGTATATACAACAGCCATTCGGGCTCGGTAAATTCTGTCGACGGATCGACGATGAGACGAGGTGAGGTGACTTGGCCAATCACGCATAGGAAAAGGAGAACGGCGAGGATGGTCACGTAAGACCGGGCCTCGTTGTAAAAGCCGAGGAGAATTCGCTGGGGATAATTCTTGGTCTTGGAAAGATAACAGAAATATACCCAGAGAACAAAGATGCGCTCTATCTCGTATATCATGATTTATTCCAGAGGATAGAAAAAAAAAAATTCAAGGGATCATCCCACTCCCCCATCTCAAATTCCTTTGACAAAAAATCGACCTTTTCTCATCGGTTTGGATTTTTCAAGCAAACGTTCTATGATAAAGGGTCGGAAAGGGATCGTGTTGTCAAAAAAAGGGTTCTGAATCGCTTGTAAAATCTTATTCGGAGTATGTTGAGAAAGTAACGAAAAAATGCAATCAAGAAACTGATCAAAGTTGTAGAGGGTTCGTTCGTAGAAGGCCATGTTATACAAAACAAGGTCCTCCAGAATTTTTTTCACTTGATGCAAATACAGATCATCGTTGATGGGAGATCTTAATATGATCCTACCGTCGGAATCGGTAATGGAATAAGGAGTATCGTATTGTTGAAGATAAGAAAAGAAAGCCTTCTTGGTCTGCGGGTTGATTCTATTAAAGATAGGATGTTGATAAAATAATAACAAAACATGATCATAGAGAGCACGATCGGTATGTAACCCTGGGAAATTTGGATAGGATTCCCGGAGATCATCGTTCAATTGCTGGATAAAACGCATGGGTTGAAAAGGACTGAAGACGGGGGTATTTGTCTTTCTGAATCCTTTTTTTCGATATTTGGTAAATAAGTGGGTGTGGACGGGGTTATCATCAAAGGTGATTTTTTTGGAGGGTTTCGTCGCGTGAAGAATCTGATGGAGCATTTTTTGCACCGTGTCTCGATCGGGCAGTTGAAACGTCTGTCGGTTGGGAAGATAGTCAAAATTAAATTCCATTTCTTGAATGTCTCCCGTTGGTTTCCATTGGAGTGTTTTCATTTTGATGTCATGAGCGACAAGAGGCGACAGTCTTGGAAGCAGTTTCATCATAAATTTTTGGGTCAATTTTTGTTTCGTGATGGTATCAGAATGAGGAATACGAATCGCTGGATGAAAAGAGACCTTTGATCGGAACGCCATTTCTTTACTGAAAAAAAAAAAATAAAAAAAAAACAATTAAGAGTGACGATCTATTAATGAAGAGCACCAAGAATAATTACTACGCAGAGTGAGAGTTCGATGCTCACAATAATGATTCCTACACAGAGATAAACTATTTTGAACTGTTTTTCCTTCTTTTCTGCGGGAGTAAGACGCGTTTGTTGGGTTTGTAGGAGTTCGGTGAGACGAATGTAATAGGTGTAAAGCGCCATGATGGTGATCACCACCGCCATAAGAATAAGGGTGACACTGAAGAATCCCGCGATCCGAGAATTCATTTCCAGGGAAGAAACTCTTGTCATGTGATAAAAAAGCAGGGAGACCGTCATGAGTAAGAAAGAAGAGGATAACCATGCACAAAACTGTCCCTCGGGAGCCCATAAACTCTCTACCGCGGACGATAACATATTTTTTTTTTATCTGAAGAAAAAAAAAGTGATTTTTGGGTTTCTTCTGTTGGAGAAATTTTCCAAGCCAGGCCTTGACAATTTTTTTTTTTATTTTTAACTTTCTTTCTAATTTTTTTTTTAACCACGACAGGAAATGAAAAAAAAATCAAGCTATCGGTTTATTCCCATTAATGTGTATTTTCCACCGGCATCACTAAAGAGGGTATCCACACGGACGATGGGGACACAAACAGAGGAGCCACCGCCACAACTACCGCCACCACCACCGTTACCACCACAACTACCGCCACCACCACCGTTACCATCCCCGCCTTCTTCACCTCCGCCGTTTATCTATACCCCGCCACCGACACCCCCCTCTTCGCCATCTCCCATGCCTCCTATGTTATGGAAAAACGAATTTGAGATTCCGTATCGGGATGAAATGGATAATCAGTTCCACGTCCAGATCTATCCCTTGTGGGAAACATTGGATCTCATTGATCCAGAGAATATACAACGCGCGATTCAAACCGATGGATTTCTTGCCTTATCCATACCATTGGGAAAAAAGTTTTCCAAGCCCAAGACTCGAATCACGACTCTCCAACAGCTCCTTCGCGGTTTGGCCTTTGTCTATCAAAACCCGAGTTTTTGTTTATGGGTAGACAAGGAAACACAAGAGATTTCATTGGATCCCACTGACAAGGAAATCATACCTACATCCAGCACTACAACGATCGATATCTACAGGCTGGAACGCGTCGGATAAAAATCCTTTTTTTTTTGTGGAAATAAAAAAATGCAATCACTGTCACGTAAACACTATACTCGTCCCTATATGGAAATCAGAAAATCGTCGTTTCCAGACGCCGGTTATGGTGTTTTTGCGACCTATTCAAGATATCTGTCCAGGAGAAGAAATGATTTGTGATTACGGGTCCGCGTATTGGAAGAAATCACCGGTACCATAAAGTCTTTGAACAAAAAACAAAAAAGAAAATGTTTGATTTTTTTTTGAGCATTTCTTCTTCTCCACAAAACACACATCGACGTATATTTGATTGGATTCAGAGATCTTGTTCCGTCATAATATCTCGTTCACAGAATTTGGACCAGGGGACCCATTCCTGAAAAAATTTAATCTTGGCGGGTGGATGGGGGATCAGTTCCTGGATATCAAAAAAGGCGATGTATTCCTTCTTTTCTTGGGGTTTATAAAAATAAATCATGGACTGATAGCTGGGAGTCGAGAGCGAGTTGGTAAGGATTGCATGCGTATCTTCCAACACAATGTAGAGATCCTTTTTGGGAGCGGTGGAAGAAAGAGAAGCATACCGTCGGGAATGGACGCGATATATTTTTTGTGCACGCAAGTAGGGCACGACGTGATTTGAAAAATGCAATCGAAACGTGGGATCAAATTCAAATACGTGTTTCCACAATTCGTGAGGAAGACACGAAAACGAAAAAGAAAAGGGATGCATCTTTATCTTTTTTTTTTCTGAAAAAAAAAGATAAATGCTAAAATAAACACTTTCTATGTCCACATATATTCAATCTCAGGCATTGGCAAAACTGACTCAAAACCCGCAACAAGCTCAAGCCTACTATTTAATAAAAAAAGTTATACAGGGTATGTGGAAATCAGAACGATTCAAAGATGCTCAAACATACAAACGTGAATTTATCCATCTTATCAAAGATGCTAAAAAGAGACACGAAATTGATCTCATGATGGATATCTATCGAATAGAATTACAAGCCAATAAGATATACTATGTAGGATTAAATTTGAAAATGATTCATCAATATGATCTTTCCATCGAATGTTTCCGAAAAAGTCTTACAGTCTATATATATTTTAACGATATATCAAAAATTAAAACATGTTTGTCAGACATAGTGGACATTGCTATACAACAAGGAGATTATTTTAGAAAAGCAATTAGAAAAGCTCCACAAGTTCTACTACAACTTCAACATCAATTTCTCCGCCTCCCAAAAGTTGGCGGTGGTGGTGGCGGTGGCGGTGGCGGCGGGGGTGGTGTTGGTGGAGGTGGTGGTGGCGGTGGTGGTGGAAGGGGGGGTTTTTGTGGGGGTGGTCACGG